TAGGTGAATTAGCTAATCAACTAGATAAAGATCTTTATGATTCTTCTAAAGTTTCTAATAGTGTTAACCCGATTTTAAACGGAATTAAAGATCTAATTGAAAAATTGAGTAAAGGTAAATTAAACTCATGAATAAGTTTAAAGAATTTGTTCTAGACTCAATGAATGAAGCTGGTGTTAAACCCTTCATCAAAAAAGTTGGTAAAAAAACGTGGGTAGTTAAAATAAATGCCTTGGGTTCAGACCAAGGATTTGCTGAGTATAATTTCGGTCAACAAATCGATCCATTAAAAAAGGTAAAAGCTTGGAAAGAAGATGCTAAAAAAGAGTATGTTGATGCAAAAGGTAAAGCAACATTACAAGCTGTAAAAGATTGGATTAAAGTTAAAAATCCTTCTGAATTTTATGCTTCATGGGAATCTGATTCACCAACATATAAAGATGATTCTGTAGAAATCTTTTACAAAGATTAAAACAGATCTTCCTCTGTAATAATACGAAATTCCAGTTTATTTAAATCACAAAATTCTCTAGCCGCTTTCCATTTACATTGGTTAGTGATATATGTTTTCATAGCTTTCTCAAAACCTAAAACGCTTTTAGATGTTTTCTTTTTGGGTGGTTTTGGAGGCATAGTTTCTTTTAATGGTTTTATTTCCACTAAACATCTTCTAATATTTCCCCCACTATCTTCATATTCCATATATAAGTCTACAAAATATCTATGCATTTTTTGATCTGCCTCATTAAAATAAGGTATAGGAAATGGTTCTGAGCTCCACTTTTTTACAGCTGGGTTCATGTCACAAAATAAGAAAAACCGTTCCTCCCAGCTAGACATATATCTTATTCCTTTTCCAGAAGTTAATGATTGTTTGGAGTTAATATATTTTTCTGGTTTTTTTAGGTTATACCATCCTTGTTTCGGTGCCATGTTATTCCTTTTACAATGTAAGTAATTTGTATAACTGAATTATTCTTATAACTTCCAATGTGATAAAATTTTCCAGCTTAAAAAAAGTCCGATTGATATGAAAAATACCTTTTTTGAATATTTATAAATACATCAATTAATAACTAAGGACATTTTATGAAGAAATCACAGTTAGATTTAATTATTGAAAATTCAATAAAAACAAAAATTCAAGAACTAGTGAAAATGGATGAAGCTACTACAAGTGCAGATATTGTACCTACGGATAGAATTATTGGAGAACTTATTAAAGAAGTTTACCCATCTTCACTTGCAGGACAAATTTGTAGTATACAACCATTAACAGGTCCAGAAGGTCATATTATTGCAATTGGCCGTAAACGTGATGCAAATGATAATGTTATTGAAGGACCTGGTTCAGGTATAGAAACACGTAGAACTTTAGTAACAGCAAAAGATCACATTTTAGAAACAGATTTCACTATTGAATTTATACAAGATATGATTAATTTGTATGGAGAAGATGGTTATAGTTTCCTAGCAGCTTGGTTGAAAAACACATTAATTGAAGATATGAATAGTGCATTAATTGCTGATATTCGTGCATGTGCAGGAGATGCAGGGCATCTCATTCCTAAAACAGATTCTGATTTTGATGGTGGTACACACTCAATCATCTATAAAGCACAAAAACTTTACGGGGAAATTCTATCAAAAACAAACCGTTTCTTTAACCCATTTGTAATCTGTACACCATCAATTGGTATGATGTTAACATTGGGTTCAGATTCAGTTGAGAAAACAGAACATAAAAACTACCTTGGGACTGTTGCAAATTTTCAGATTTATATCGATAACAATGCAACAGATGATTATGTAATCGTAGGACATCAAGGGAAAGACCCAGGTGATGCAGGATATATTTTCTCACCTTATGTAACACAGGTGTATGAATCCACATCAGGTCATGATGGTACAATGAAAATATTTGTTAATAACAGATACGCATTAACAAAAAATCCAGCAGATCGTGATGAAACTGGCACAAATAGCGATTTCTTTTATAAATTTACAGTTGATCTTTCAGCGTTCTAAGGAATAATAAATGAATTTTTCTGAATTTGCATTAAAGGATTTTATCATTGAAGGTGCAGTACCTTCAATTAAAGCTGTTAGAGAAAGAATAAAGATAATTACATCTTTGAATGAAAAACCAAAAACAGATCCAGTTTTTGAGATTCAACGATTATTAAGAATATCTGGATATAAAATAAAAAACACTTCGTATGATGCTAAAGGAAATGCTTACATTGAATTAGCATTTTCAAGCGATATAAAAGATGCTATGAAATATTTAGAAAATCTCGACAATCTACCAACAGAAGTAGAAATAAAAGACAACAAAATATTCGTTCATGCTTAAGCATCAGAAACCTTAATTGCAGGAACTTTAACACCTTTGTTATAGTAAGTTGTAATTAGGGTTTTTCCTTCTATCTTTTCAGTTCTCAAAATCTTATAATTAAACTCTGCTTCTAATTCACCTGGCTTATTAAACTCTTTCATATCTTGTTTGGTTTTTTCAAAAAGTACCTGATCTGATGTTAAATGTCCTTTGACATATTTGTTAAACGCCATAGATAATTTCCAACGATGTGTTCCCATTTCATATATTTTTATACCCAAATCTTGTGACAATTTTCTAAGATCTTCATTACTTTTATATTTGAATATCACCATATAATCAGATGATAATGCTTCTGTCCAATAATCATTCATTACAAATTTAGAAATATTAGTAGCTGGATCTGTATCTCTTCTTAGAAGTAAATAAGCATCTTGAGATCGTTGCGGTACTATTGCGCTAACTAAATATCTCTCTTCAGCTTTTGGTTTAACATCAAAATCCACAAATTTAGGCATATCAGAGTCTGACACTTTTATATACCAATAATATGGAGGGCGAGTATCTACCCATTGAGAATATTCAATCCCATTATTTTGTAATGCGGATAACATTCTATTATAGTCAGAAACTTTATAATAAGGGTCTACCGTTATGTAAGCCATTTAAATCCTTCAATAGTTTTTAAGTTTTTTTATGTTATAATTATTTATAAAACAAGGGAAACTATGGATAAATTTGTTGATTTAAATATACCAGAAGAGTTTAGTCTTGAAGAACGTCTAGAATTTATGTCTAAGATGTGTGAAGAATCTGGATTGGCTGCGGGGATTTATTATTCAGATATCCATCTTGGCGGAAGAAATGGAGACAAAGTAATCTATTTTAACATAGCTAGAGGTATTCACACTATAAAAGAATTAAATTTAGATGAAAACAATCGTGGTTTTTATGCTATAAGTTTCTATGAAGATATTAAAAAAGACCCTTTAGCATTGACATTTGTAGATCAAAATCAAGTTCATCATATGGGTTTTAGGCTAATAGAAGGAAATTATATATTAGGATCTTTTATTGATAATTTAATTTTTATATATGAACGATTGAATGAAGAAATAAACAAAAATAGAAAAGTTTTTGTTTCTGAAACCGAAGTAGATCGCAATGCATTAAAGAAAATTTTAGCTGATAAAATTCACCCATTCAGACCTGAAGTTTTCTTATAAATAATAAAAAAGGAGAGATACGTTGGCTAGTAATGACAGACAATTAGCTTTGGATTCTTTAAAAATGTTCAAAGAATTACTAAAAACTAACACCAAACCTAGAGATAGAAATACATTTACCGTAGGAAACATGGTGGCGTATTCATATAATGCTAAAAACCAAGAAGCAATATTTGATAAATCTCCGTTGATATTTGTATTAAGATCTTCAAAATCATACGTTTTAGGCCTAAATTTTCACTGGTGCCCGCCTCCATCTAGAAAGATATTGATAAATTATGTGTTAAAATTAAATAAAGAAAATATAAAGAAAAATAAACCTTTAGTAATATCATATAAAATGTTAATGCCCGCAATTATTAGGCTGAGACTTAAGTATGTAATCCGTTTGTATATAAAGAACAGAATATCAAAACGCTGTTTGATTATACCTCATGAATATTTCTTAAAAGCTGTTCATTTGCCAGCAGAAAATTTCAATAATGGAATGTCATCCACTCAATTGTATCAATGGGCTAAAGGTAAAGCCAAAAAACGAATGATTGACAGGAAACCTCGAAAAAAATAGAAAGGAAAGTATGTATTCTCTAACAAAATTCAACGCTAAGAAATCTACAGAGAAAGTTCCTAAATCACCATATGGAAATAAAGCGTACAAATTCACTACAGTCAAGTGCTTGACCTTAGAAGAATGTGTTTCTGTGCTTTCAGAAAATTGGATTTTATCTAATGCTTTAACTGTTGAAAGCATCATAGCTGAAAAAAACAAATCTGAATTAGCTCAATATCGTGACAAATCTAACAATATCATGGTATTAGATTTGGATGAGATTACATGTTCAGATGATTATTATAAAATACGAGATTTTTTCAAAGATTCTGATTATACCTGTGTCTTAGCAAAGTCTAAATCTTTTAATGGATTAGACAATTTCAACATAAAAGGATTCTTAGTAATAAACACTGAGAACACTAATACAACGCTAAGAAAACATGTCCAATTCCTTCAAGCACATCTTCAAGATTTATGTAAAGTAGATTTGACAGTAAAAAATGATGTGTCTTTTCATGCACCAACATATCAAACTGAGATATTATATGTAAATGAATTTGGATCTAATTTTATTGATATAGAAAAGGTCAAACACCGAGAAGTAAAAATCCAAAAACCCTCATTATCCATGGCACATAACTGCATTTATAAATGCATCAATATTTACCAATCTATGGGTTATCATATGGTAGATGGTTCTATAAAAGAAAATGGTAGTATTAATTTTGAACATAACTCTGAGCAGAAATCTAAGGGCGGGTTTTTTATGTTTATTGAAAAACCATTTATAATGCATCATAACAATGAATCTAGAACAGTAAGCATATGGAATGCATTTAAACAATCCGAAGAGGGTAAAGAATATTTAAAGAAGTTATTTAAAAAACAACAAGAAGACAATATTTCTGATTTAAACTCTTATAGTAATTTATTGTTGCTTAATGATAGATACATAGATATTGAGAAATGTTCTGAATTCATCGATGAATTCATGGAAACAAATAATTCTGTATTGAAAATAAAATCAGCTATGGGGACTGGAAAGAGCTCAATTATTGATTACATAATAAAAAATACAGATGAACGGGTACTCATAATTTCAAATAGAATATCCGTAGCCATGGATTATAGTAACAAATATAACATCAAAACCTATTTAGATAAAGGTGATGATTCATGGACTCCAGGAGAGCATTTGATTGTTCAATTTGATTCTTTATATAAGTATCAAATTAAATATTTTGATATTGTAATCTTAGATGAATTTATGTCTTTATTGTTTCAATCTAGATCTGAATTATCTAATGACAAAAATTATAATTTAAGTAAATTTTATAGTATATTAAATGGTTCCAAAAAAATAGTAATAGCAGATGCATTTTTAAATGGTTTTGAAAATTCATTATTAACTAAAAAATTTATGTATTATATAAGAAATGATTATAAGGATGTAATAAAACATTACAATTATAAACACCGGGAAATGTTTTTTAGTTCTTTGCTACATGTTCTTAAAAACAAACAAAAAAATGAATCCGTTACTGTATCAGTTATGTCCAAAAACGCTTTGCATGCTATGGAAATGGAGCTTTCCAAATTAGGGTTTAATGTTCAGACGCTAACTGCAGAAACTCCAGAATTGAGAAAGAGAAAAATATATGAGATATTTCAAGAAGAAGAAGCTAAATGGGATGTTTTATTATTTTCTCCTACATTAACTGTAGGCGTGTCTAATCTAAATAATGTAACACATCATTTTCATTTTGATACTGGATTATCCGCAGATGTTATTAGTTCATTACAAATGGTGAAAAGATCTAGAAAAGCTACAGTTCTTCATACATTTTTAAAAGAGTCTCAACGATATAATCCTACAAATTCTGAAGATCTTGATACATTATCTAATTATGATATTGTCAATTACTTTAATGGGAGACAAAGCACTTTATTGATAGAAATTGATGAAGAGGGAGATTTCAAATTATCTTGGCTAGGAAAATTTGCTAATCAAATAGAAGCTTATTACAATATTTTAGAAAACAATCATTCTAATGCTTTTAAAATATTAATGGGGGAACAATTCAGCTACACAACTGAAGAAATTTCTGTTAATGATAATTCATTAAGCTTTTATAATATGATTAAAGAGCATAAAGATGCCCTAAAAGACAGCATAATTACTATGCTTAAAAATAACAAAGAATGTAATTACTCAGATGAATATCTAATGGAATTAAGATCCAAAACAATTGATTTAACAGATGAAGAGCGTACTGCACTGATATTGGGTGACATTAAAGAAAAATTTCCTAAGCTTAAAAGAAATGATGTATTAAAAATTGCAGAAATAAATGCTAGAGAATCTGGAAAATTCATAAAAGAATTGCAGTTATTAAAAGAATCATCTTTGGATGTAGAAGTAATTCAAAAGAAGCTATCTTTGATTATCGCATCTTCTGTAAATTCTATTCAAAATAAAGATAAAATATCCTTTTATTCATATTTGATTCAATTAAAACTTTCAACCATAAAAACATGGTATTCTGAAAATGAAATCTTACAAATAGATTCAGATATAAATCAAGGTAGAAAATTTAAAAGTTTCTTAAAGAAAATAGGTTACAAACCCAAAAATGGAAGAATGGTCTTAAGCGAAGAACACATAAAATATTACAAATATTTTAATCAACATTGAGTTCATTTTTAAGTTCTAATAATTGCTTAGTCCATTTTCCAGAGCTGGGATATTTTAATGGTTTTCGTTTAGGATATTTTTCCGAATAAATTTTAGCTAATTTTTTGAATTCATTTTTACCTAATTTAGGTTCTTTAGGAACCTCAGTTGGGTGTATATATTCGGTTGGTTCTCTTTCTAAATAGTCTGCTAAATTTCTCAAAAGATCTGGCAAAGTTATATCTATTTTATGTAAACCTAATCGTCTCCATGCATTGAAAACCTTTCCTTCAAAAGAGTTAACAGATCTATGCAAAACTCCTCTACAAAATCCTGCTCCATCTTCACCTAAAGGTTGATCTTTAAATAGTTTATGTTTATGATCTAGAACTGCTATCTCACCAAAAATGGGAATTTTTGATATAGGACAGATTCCACCTTGTTGCTCTAATAACATCTCTTTAATTTGTCGTATTTCGTTAGTTTTTAAATATATCATATTTTTTCTTAATGTTGATTTAAACATATTTATGTTATAATATAAAAATAAGGAGATTCAATGAATAGTACAGAAGACATAGTAAAAACTTATCTCCAATGTCATTCAGTACAAGAGATGAGCCTACAATTGAAATACTTTATTTTATTAAGAAACTTGAATGAATTAGATTTCACTTCTCGACATGCTTTGAATTTTATTCATCGAGAATATTTTGAGATGAATACGTATACTTATCAAGATTTTATTGATACAATTTTATTAGCAAAGGAATTACATGGTGTTTGATAGAGAGATTGTCCAAAATGATTTATTTGAAGGAATCATGGGACAACATGAATTCAAAGAATATCATAAATTGTTATCTACTGAAGATAGAAAAAAATTAGTTCTTATATCTATAACCGAGCCCGAAGCTAGCGCTCCATATATGAGCGTAGATGACCCAACATCTACAATAGGATTCCATGATGTTTTAGAAATAAAATTTTGGGATGTAGAATATAAGATAGGAAAATATGAACCATTGACTTGGGAACAAGGAAAAATTATCAGAGATTTTATTGTAAAAAATAAAGACAAAAAATTTCTCATACATTGCAGAGCTGGAGTTAGCAGATCTGCAGGAGTAGGTTGTGCAGTTGAATGTTTAGTTAATCATGATGGTGATGTATATAATTATTATCTATCAAAAAGTGATATAAAAAACATGCCTAGATATGACCCAAATCTTACAGTGTTTGATCGAATAATTAAAGCTCAATAAATACTACTGTATTTTTTTATACAGGAGAATGATATGATTTTAGGCATAATTCTAACACCCCACGTTTATGATGGAGTACGAAAAATAAAAGTTGAAACCGTTGGATTATTTACTTGGTTTAAAGGACCTTATGAAATTCCTGCAACTAACGAACTTTTTAGTGAATTTGATATTGATGAATTGTATTCCAGAGGAATACCTATGTCTTTTCATATCGACAAAGAAAAGTTATTAGCATATCAGGATCCACAATAACTTAACAATTTTACTATTTTTTCATAACAACAAAGGAGTTATGAACAAACAATCAGCTAATCTTTCTGAGAAAAATATTGATTATAATCTCAGAAAATTGGTAAATAAAATTAATTTTCCTTTAAGATTATCATGATATAATTATTGTATAGAAAGAAGAATTAAAAATACAATTTATGCTTTTCTCTATGAGTTAAACATACATTGGTTTTTGATGTGAATTGTTTAAGATTATAGTTTAGTAAATGGGATTAGAGATTTTCAATTTGAGAATGAAGGATAACTAAATGAAAATTAAAGCTATTGTAAATGTAAATGATCCACGTCAAGATTCATATATCAGATTTCTTTCCAAATCATTTCCCGAGATGATGAATGAAGAAAATCCAGAAATGTACTTTGTAGTGGGCGGTGATGGCAGCATGCTTCATGCCCACAAGAATTATAATGAAGCTATCCCGTTTTTTGGAAAAGGATTAGGCACTCTTAATTTCATCATGAACAATTTTGGCAATGATTTTCGTGTTATTGAAGGATTGCTTAATGATACATTAAAACCAACCATTATAAAAACTCCTAAAATTAAAATAATTACAAAATTTCAATCTGGTATGATTGGAGAATATGAAGCAATTAATGATGTTATTATAGGCTCAGACATTTCTGATTGGAATTCTTTTGAAATCTCTTCTAAGAATGGATCTTTTGAAGAATTTAAATTTAATGGAACTGGTATTTGTGTAAGCACTCCTTTGGGTTCCTCGGCGTTTAATATGAACAATGGTGGTAAATTATTGCCTATTGACTCTAATCTTTGGAGCATTACATCTGTGGTTTCTAATCATCGAATAAATGAATTGATGAAACCACAGAAAGTCAAAATAAAAATTGAATCATTAAGATCAAATCCTACTTTATATGTAGATGGGGTTCCTATTACCGGTTTAGAAAAAGGTGACAAGGTTTATCTTAAAAAATGTCCGGAATCTTTTCAAATTGCATTTTTGGACCCAAAAGAATTTTTTGCTAAGCGTATGAAATTGCAGCAGGAGCGAAGATGATTAATATTACAGTTGTCATTGTCATAAGCTTATGGATTATGTCAGATGCTATGATTAAGATTGCCAAAATTAAATATAAAGCTAAAAAGGAAGAAAAATGATAGATTATGAACAATTCAAACAGATAGTAAATCATTGTGGAGGTTCTAGACCATTCAATTCAGCAAAAAATGCAGATAATTTCTTTGTTTATTTAGATCATAACATTGGATTATATAATTTTGCTACAGTTAATGACCGATGTCAAGCACCGGAAAGATTGTATATGGATGCTCAAGTAGCTTTAGATGTTAGAAATTTATTGAATGATTTGATTTTGAAACAAAAAGTTCCAAATGTGACATGTTAGAAGAAAGATTTATGTAAACATTACTTTGATAAAACATGTTTACATTGTGAGAATTTAAATTTATTTGAGGAAAAACCTAATGAGATTTGTAATTGAATTTTTAGCTGTATTATTATTTTTTGTTATTATCGTAGTCATAGCTATTATTGAGCCTGATTTTATCGATAAGCGTTACATTAAATATACCGACAACAATAAAGAATATTTGACTCAAGAAGGTCAATGTGTAGGTACTTATTATTTTGTAGGAGATACACAAGTATTTAATTTAGAAAAAAATCCTATCGAATGTGAATATACCGTGGTCAAAGGTAAAAAATTCAAAGATTTCAATACTTCTTATTATGTTGAAATGGTCAAAAAGAAATTTAATGAATAAAATATTTGTTTATGTTATTATAGGAATGTTGATATTATTTTCATTTCCTTATATTATAAGTTTCTTGTTTATGATTCTAGCATTGTTAATTAAATTGTCTTGGAATATTTTGTGGGTTTTTGTCATAGCTGGAGTTACAATTCTTTACATTAAGAAATAACTTTATTTTAGGCTAAGTTTATTATGTTATAATTATAAAAAGGAAAATTATGATTATTGACAAATTCAATTTAGAAATGGTTTTTTGTAAAAAGAACAACTCAGTAATCAAAGCTGTTCCAATGAGTTACAAAATATCTTCCGCATTGCAAGATAAAGAAATAGTCACATGTTATGACGTTATTTTGAAATTAGAAGATGGTGATTCTATAATTAGATCTTTTTTTGAAATTGATGGAATGCTAAAATCAAATGCTAAAGATATTTTTGTAAATGTTTTAGACTTAAAGGCAGATTTTTTAAAGCCGTTAGGTTTTGATACTTTACTAATGATTAGACAGAGAGAAGCTAAGTATAACCAATTTGTAAAAAAATATGGTAAAGAATTTCCAGAATTATATTTATAAAGGATTGATGTGAAAACTGCAGGAAATAGATTTTATTTTGAAGAAATTGTAGCAAATATGATAGATCCTACAAATAATCTACAATTTTATGCACATTTATTGGCTCAATGTAAAATTTCGATGGATAAATCTTTTAGAGCCCCTGCAGGTGTTTATTTTGATACTTATACATATGGTTTGGTTATAAATCCAATTCTGTTCAATAAATTTACAAAAAAAGAAAAAGTAGCTATTTTAATTCATGAAGCGTTTCATATAGCATACAATCATGTAACAGTTAGAAAAAAAGATGACCATGAAAGATGGAATTATGCTACAGATATAGCTATAAATCAGCTAATCAAAGATCTTCCAAAAACAGCTCTTCATTATAGTCAATTTGATTTACCTGCAGGATTTTCGGCAGAGCAATATTATATTGCATTACTTGATAATGAGAAATATAATCAGAAAAAAGAGCAAGATGAAAAGCTAAAAAAACAGATGGAAGAATTGTTTGAAGAAGCAATTAAGAAAGGATCTTTAGATGTAGATTCTGATGAATGTTTTGGAGATGGTTCTGAAATTGATATACCTTTTGATATACCGATTGATGCTCATGATAAAGAATCAGAAGGGGATGAAGAATATAGAAAAGAAGTTACCAAAAATATGTTAGAAAAAGCCTCTGAAAAATCTAGAGGAAATGAACCAAGCGATTACGCTGACATGATTTCTTTATATACAAAAAAAGCTGTGGTTGATTGGCGCAAAGAATTGAGACGGATCGTTGGAAACAAAAAAGCAAATAAACGTAGAACAATCATGCGTCCAGATCGAAGATTCCCTAATAGAGAAGAAATTAAAGGAATAACTAAAGATCGTATATTTGACTTAATTGTAGTCATGGATGTTTCTGGCTCTATGCAAGACAAAATGTTGGCTGATGGTTTGAATGAAATTAAAGAAATTTGTAAATTGACTAATTCAAATCTAAAAGTTATTCAAGTCGATACAGATATTCATGAAGTAACTGAGGTAACAAAAACAACCACTAAATTTAATAGATCAGCTCATGGCGGAACTAGAATTTACCCAGCAATTGAATATATTAGAGATAATAAAATAGACCACAACGCTATAGTAATAATTAGTGATATGTGGATAGAATCATCAACAGAGTGGAAAATTCCTCCAAAAGTACCTTGTTTTTTCTTAAACACTTCAGGTAAAGATTGGGATGGATTTTCTAAATTTAAAAATTTTAAAAATTACCGTATATAAAGAAGAAAAAAATGAACATTAAATTGCGAGACAATTTACATGAACTTAAACAAAAATTGCTACAGAACGTGTTATGTATTTCTGATACTCATTTCGGGCATGTAAAAGTCTTTGAGAAATTTGAACCAATTAGAAAAACTTATACATTATCTAAAGGTAAGCAAACATTAAAAGATTTTGAAGATCTTATGGTAGAAAACTGGAATGAAACTGTTTTTGATTCTGATACTTTAATTCATTTAGGTGATGTATGTATTGATAAAATGAACCCGACAAAAACTGAAGAAAACCTAGCAATATCTTTAAAGTTGGAAGGGGAATCATTAATCTTAATTAAAGGCAATCATGATAAATCTGATAATTCTCTTTATTATCAAAACGGATGGAATTTCGTAATTGATTGTCCAGTAATTTTATTAGATAATCCTAAAATCATAGACAATGCTCCAGGACTAGCTCATTGTATTATAATTGATATAAACGGCAAAAGGGTAATGTTTTCCCATTTTGGAATCCACCAATATAATGAAAACTTTGAGGGAAAATATAGAGAACCATTTAGATATTTGACCAAATTATACAATGATTATAAATGTGATTATAATATCCATGGACATAGTCATTCAAATGCTATTAACTCAGAAAAATCATTTAACTGTAGTGTTGAAGTAATAAACTTCACACCTAAAAAATTGACAGATATTTTCGCTGTTTTAACTAAATTTAAGAATAAACTGTTATAATAATATACAAAATAAAAGGAAAGAATATGACCTCAAAAATTCAAGAAAAAGACCCATTCGGTCATAGAATTAAAGAATATGAAGCAAGTGCAGAGATTTATTTGGATAAATCCAAATACTCCATCATGCGAATTGATGGGCACGGCTTTTCTAAATGGACGAAAGGTTTCTCAAAACCTTTCGATGAATTTTTAGCAAATGCATTAGCAGAAACAGCTAGAGCATTGATGGATGAATTTAAAGCAGTTTGCGCTTATTCTCAATCTGACGAAATCACCTTGATTTTTGCTCCAGATGATAACTTGATTTATTCTGGAAGAATTCAAAAACTAACTTCATTAGCGGCATCATTTGCTTCAATGAAGTTCAATGAATTAATCAGAGAAACTCTTAGTAAATTATACACTGAGAAAGAAGGTTTGATGCGTGTTAGATCTGCTTCTGTTGAATTATCTAAAGAATATGATAAAATTAACAATAAGGTTTCTTTTTTGGAGACAAAAATTGGAAGAGCATTTTTTGATGCTCGAGTTTTTCAAGTTCCAGATAAAACTGAGGCATTTAATTCACTTTTATGGAGAACCAGAGATTGTGAACGAAACTCTAAAAACGTTTTTGCTCAAAGTATTCTATCCCATAAAGAATGTCAAAACAAAACAAGCAATGAACTAGTTGAGATATGTGAAGAGCTTGGTCATTTTTGGAGCGATATTCCAGATAAATACAAATATGGAATTCTTTGGAAAAAAGAAACGTATTTGAAACAGCCAGAAAACCCAGAGTTAGAACCATGTTTCAGAACAAGATTCATCCAAATCATTAAGAGATTGAATTACTCAGACGAGAATGTTGAAATGGTGCTTTGTAATAAACTTTAATAAGTTTCAAAGGTAATTTCTGTTATAATTAAATGTAAGAAAGAAGGAGTCCTATGGCGTATTTTTTAACAATTACATTCATTGCTATAATGATGTATGGCGTATTTTCATCTTGTAATGTATTTTCAGAATTGAAGGGTAGAATAAATGTTAATTAGCAATATACGAAGTGTATTAGAGATTTGTTTCAAATCTAATGAAACTTTAATGATTGAAGGCCCTCATGGGATTGGAAAATCAGAGGTTGTAGCTAATTTTGCTACAGAAAATAATATGCATAATGAAACATTATTCTTGTCCAACCAAGAAGTGGGTGATTTGATTGGTATGCCACGTTCAATAGAACGTAATGGTGAGGTTATTCATACATGGACGAAACCTATTTGGTTACAAAAAATGGAAGAAGCGGTTATGCCCGCTAAATTCGATGTAGATGATTTAGAATTTTCGGATGAGGACTTCAAGGCTTTCGTTTACTCAAAACTAAAGGAATTGAATGAAGTTAGTAAGGGACAAATATAAAGATATAATCCCAGAAGATAAGTTATTTTATATTGAACAAACAGATAAAAAAAGTTTAATAAAATATCTTTCTTTAAAACTAAAAGAGGAAACTCAAGAGTTTATAGATACTGGATTGACATCTCTAGAAGAACTAGCGGATATTATGGAAGTTTTAGATACCATAATGGAAACATTTGGAATCAATCCTGATGAGTTGGCGAATGTAGCTAAAAATAAAAATGAAGAAAAAGGGTCTTTTAAAGATTATCTTCTATATGATGATTCTGTTCCAGAAGAAGCAAAAAATAATGGCGGAAGCACAGATTATTATAAACTTCCTGCGGGAGCTAAAGATTTGCAAGATCTCATTGAATTTAAAAATATGAACTTTTCTCAAGGTAATATATTCAAAGCTATGTATAGATCTGGCGTAGAGCATCATTCGACATATGAAAGAGATTTGAATAAAATTATTTTCTTTGCAAAAAGAGAGTTAAACCGAATTAAAGGAGACTCATGAAAGTAATAAATTTTTTCGGCGGTCCAGGTACCGGAAAAAGCACTACAGCTGCAGGATTGTTTCATTTAATGAAAACAATGGGTTATAAAGTAGAATTGGTAACAGAATACGCCAAAGACGTAGTTTATCAAGAATCATTTTTTAAACTTAAAGATCAATTGTATATTTTTACTAAACAACATCATAAGCTGTGGAAACTTAGAGGAAAAGTAGATTATGTTATAACGGATAGCCCGTTATTGTTATCGTTACATTACTTTCAAGAAAACCCCATTTATAATGAAGATAATTTCAAAGCTTTTGTTAAAAGCACATATGATGCTTATGACAATATAAATATTTATCTCATCAGGAATTTAGACCATCACCCATATCAGGGATATGGTCGAACTCAATCAGAATCTGAGGCGATACAGATAGATCGAGATCTTGTAGAGTTGTTGACACAAAATAAGGTTCAATATTCATCTAAACTAATTACTTCAAGTATTGTTCAGGATGTTTTTGATATAATCAAATAACCTAAAAATGTAAGGTTATGTAACTTTTGTTTTTCTGGCAAATGAAACAAAAAGATAGTTACAATGATTGAAGCACTTTCTTAAGAAAGTAGGTAAAAGATGATAGGTTTCATCTTCCAACGAAATTGAAAAAAGGAGATCAATAATGGTAATAAATCCAATTGATAATTTACGGAAATCTATTAGAATTCAACGAAATTTAATAGTCGGTTTAGTAGCACTTGTTGCAGTGACAGTGTATAGCGCTAAATTGTACATTGATTCGTATTATAACGACATTCGTATTGAGAATAAGAATGTAAAAGAACTCAATGATAAAAAAGCTCAAGAAATCGAGCGCCTTAAGAAAGATTTGGAAAGAAATGAAGCTGAGTTGAAGAAATTTAATGTTCAGAAACAAGTAATTTCAATGTATATTAAGGAGAAAAATCCTAAAGTTGATGATAAAGAAGCTGCTTATTATGCTACTGAAATCATCAAATCCTCAAACAAGTATGAAAATGTTAAACATACGGTTTTAACCGGTTTAATAGATTCTGAATCTTCTTTTAAGAAGAATGTCAAACACAATGCTGGATCATCTATACACATTGGTGTAAAAGGATTTACAGGAGTTGCTTCAGGTATATGGTCTAAAGAATTGATTGCCAATCATGTTATCCGAAAACCAAGTGATTTGGAAATTCCAAAATACGCTATAGCCGCCGGGGCATATATTTTGAACAAATATTCTAAACATCAGTCCACGTTTGAGGCACTAGTTGATTATAAATCAGACTGTCCTTTAGGTAGAAAACAAGCTCTAGATGTTTTAGCTAGAGCTGATAAAATCAAAAGAATGGAAGAAAGATATGCTTAATTTTTTCAAAAAAGAAAATCCCGATTTTACAATAATCGGGAAAGATTCTACATTTAAAGGCGAGATAACCAGTTCTCATCAAGTTTACATAAAAGGCACTGTAGAAGCTAATAAAATCATAGCTAAAAGTGTTTTTATTGAAGTTGGAGGTTCTTTAACTGCCGATATAGAATGTTCCGAAGTTTTTATCGCTGGAGTTTATAAAGGAAACATTAATTGTAGTAATATCACTATTGAACCTACCGGTGACGTAGAATCAGATATTACTTATACATCTATGTTGAATATAAATCCAAACTGCACATATAATGGAACCATAAAAAAATCTTTAAATTCCGTTTAAATTATCAGGTTGTTTTAAGCAACAACCTGATATAATAATACAAATAAACCTTCAGGAATGATTATGATAATAACTCGAGAAATCCTTCAAAACTTATACAATCAGTATTATGAAACAGACCACAGTCTGTTGAGCAAACACAACACTCACGTTCATTATTCAAAAGGTAAACACACCTCATTATTACTAGATGAGTTAAATCGTGCACCATTGGATATAAGACAAGCTGCACTTCAATTAATCCTAAGCAAACAAATACATCAACATACATTACCTTATTTTAAAGGTATTCCGGCTATGGTTACAGCTTGTATTAATCCAGAAGATGGATATCAAGTTGAAGCTATGGACCCAGCATTGCTAGACAGATTTTTAACATTAAATGTTACTGTTGATGCAAACGCTTGGCTAAAATGGGCGGAAAATCATGATGTCTTAAAAGTTATTAGATCTTTCATTCGTGATAATCCAGACAAATTACATTGGAGTTCAGTAGAAGTTCAAGATTCAAAATATCCTACTCCACGAGCATGGACTAAATTATCGGACGTTCTTAAAAACATCCCAAATGCCAAGAAAAATCCTTTGACTTTAGATTTAATAAAAGGAAAAATTGGAGAGAGTATTGGGACTCGTTTTTATACTTATTTTTGTAAATTTGATGAACAAATAACATCAGATGATATTCAAGCATATGTAGAAAATCATGAATCTGAAGATCCAGAAATCATTGGAAATGATTTGAGAAAATCATTATTAAAATCTATGGATGTATTGAACAAATCTGAATTGACTGAGTTTTTCATTAAGACACAAATAGTAAAAAACGCCACAGTCAGTTCAGCCCTTACCGCACTCAGTATGTTATGGTGTGTAGAATTGGAAACTCGTGGTTCTATTTTGAGCAATTTAAAAGAAAATCATCTAGATGTATTTAAAATTTTCTTGAATTTGGATACAGATCGTAAAATAACTAAATCCATCACTTCTTTAATATTAAAAGGACGTGAATCATAAATATTTTTAATTAAAATAAAGGAGTACATGTGGGTATTGAATGTTGATATGACTTTGAAGGAAAGATTTGATTAATCACCTTTAGAGGCAGTATATTGAATAATTTTGAAAAAATTTATGTTTTAGACACGAACGTTATTTTGAATGATGTAGTTAATATTGAGATCTTATCTCAACAATCATCTAACTTGATAGTTTTACCAGAAACGGTAATGGACGAAATTGATGTTAAAAAGACTGGGTTTGAAGAAATAAATTTCCAAGCCAGATCTTTCGGACGCTTGCTAGAGAAAGCTGATATATTGTACGCTGATAAAAATACAGATTACACAATATCAAGAATGTTTATCAATTCGGATAAAAACATTACTATAGATGTTATTTCATTAAACAAATACAAAAGTGTAGAAGGAAATGTAGACCGACACATTTTAAATGACCGAAAAATTTTAGAGGTAGCTGAAGAATGTGAAAGACTTTATGATATTCCAATAGTGTTCATTTCTAATGATGTTATGTGTAGACTAAGAGCAATATCTTTAGGTTTAAAAACTGAAGGTATGGGTCGAGATTACAAAGAAGACTTGGAATTATATCAAGAAATTGAATATAAAGAAGATACATTACCTAAAGCAGTTGAAGCTAAAGATTTATCAATTCCTGATAATATTTTTGGATTATGTTTGTATAAAGAAGATGGAAATCGAAGTTACTATTACAGATCTGGAAACATATTTCATGAGATTAATGAAGATGAACTTAAACGCCAAGATATCAAACCTCAAAACATAGAACAAAAAATATATTCTAGTATGATAAACGATCCATTTTATGATGTAGTTGTAGTAGATGCACCAGCAGGTTCTGGAAAAACATTGATTGCTTTGAGTGCAGCTATGAAATTAGTAAAAAAGAATCCTACAAGATTCAATAAAATCGTTTACATGAGAAAAACAGTAAATGCAGATGATGAAGAAATGGGCTTTCTTCCAGGAACACAAGAAGATAAATTATCTCCTTATTTGGCTCCATTGTATTCTAACTTAGAAGCAATAATCAATGCTAAATTTAAACAAAATAGAAAATTCACTAAAGAAGAATTAGAGAATAAGATGATTGATTTGATTAAAGAATATCAAATAACATCTTTGTTTGAAGGTTTTTTGCGTGGAACTAATATAAGAGATGCTGTTGTAATTATAGATGAAATTCAAAATGAATCGGTAGCTAGCATTAGAACATCATTGACTCGGGTAACAGAAGGTTGTAAAATAATTGCTATTGGTTCTAATAAACAAATAGATAACAAATATATCAATAAACACACATCGGCTCTAACATATTTGATTAACCGAATAATGTTAGAAAACAAAGATGTTAATATTGGAGCAATTAAATTAACAAAAACTGTACGTTCTAGAATTGCAGAATGGGCAGACGATTTTAAATAAAGGAAAGAAATGGGTGTTAGAGAAATAGATTTTATTTCAGAATCAGAAGATTCTTTAAGAGATAAGCTAACCCCATTGCCTTTATCTCCAAGAGAGCAAGTCTTCGCAGCTAATCAATTGATACAGAATAATAAATGTATAGACATTTATGAAAAAATATTAAAACAATTGATTTTTGAAGACAAAAAATTCCTCACAATGATAGCAAAAGCATCATTGACTCAAACGAAAAATCAAATTTACTTTTCTAAATTCCTGGATACTATCCAGGAATTGAATTATAAAACAAAAGAATCTATAATTCAAGATACATTTCAAAGCACATGTACATCTATGAGAGATGAAATGTTTGATTATTGTTTATCTGTTATTCAAGATGCTTCATTTAAAGACAATGTAATTTTCTTTTTATTGAGAAATAATCAAAACTTAAATATGAATAAAGTGAAAATTAGACCTGAGGTTATCCATCAAGGGTTTGTGTCCAATCAAGAAGAAATTATTGAGAATATAGATAAAGACAAATTTTACTTCAAACATCCAGAATTTTACTTATAATTAATTTTACATTAAGTATTTTTTGTTATAATTATATCATAAAATAAAGGAATACAATGGTAATAAAAATTTTTAATGAGTTAAATGAAACAAATTCTACAAAAGTTAAAGAGCAAATCTTAAGAAAATATGAAGATTTTGAATTGCTTAAAAAAGTAGTTTATTTGGCATTGAGCCCTCGTGTTAAATTTTATCTTAGAAAAATTCCTGAATACACCTCCAAAGAAAATATGACATTAGAGGAAGCTTTAGAATCATTATCAGTGTTAAGTTCTAGAGAGAAAACAGGTAATGATGCTATTGAACATCTAAAAGGTATTTTAGAAAACCTATCAGTGAATGATGCTACAGTTATTGAACGAATCATAAAAAAAGATCTAAAAATTGGTTTAAATGAATCCACTGTAAATAAAGTTTGGAAAAAATTAATTGAAACTACTCCATATCAAGGTGCTATAGCTTATGATAAAAGTAAAGTTCAAAAACTATTTACAGATCCCAAAGGTGTTATGTCTCAAGTCAAAATGGATGGAAGATATGCCAATACAATAATCACAGAATCAATTGTTCATGAATCCCGTTCTGGAGAAATAACATATTTATCTGGAGCGTTGGATGATGTGTTTGAATCATTCCCTATGAATGTAATTTTAAATGGGGAATTAACTATTGATGGAGTAAATCGTTACACATCAAATGGCATCATCGCAAGCGTGGTAAGCATTAGCAAAAAAATGAACAATGGAGAAGATGTTTCTAAAGAATTAGATGCATTTAATGAAGAATATAATCTAACATTTGAAGAAATGTTACCAAAAATCAAATATACCGTTTGGGATTGTATAACCTTAGATGAGTATTTGAATGCTGGATCGAAACGTCCATACCATGAAAGATGGGAAGAATTACAAGAGATGCTTAAATTTGTAAAAACCGATAGAGTTAGATTGGTAGAATACAAAATGGTTAAATCTCCAGAAGAAGCTATGAAACATTTTCAAGAATTATTGGCTCGTGGTGAAGAAGGAACTATTGTAAAAGGAATGAGCGGTATTTGGAAAGATGGTAAACCAAATTATCAAATCAAAATTAAACTTGAGATTGCTGTAGACCTTAGAATCATTGGGTTCAATGAAGGTAAAAAGGGTACTCGTTTAGAAGGCAATTTAGGTTCATTGATTTGTGAATCAGAATGTGGTATACTGAAAACAGACCCAGCAGGAATTACAGATGAAATGAGAAAATTCATTTGGGATAATAGAGAATCATTGCTAAACACTTATGCAGAAGTGAAATGTAAGGGAGTTAGTGTTACCGAAAATGGATACAGTTTGTTACATCCAGTATTCGGAAAACTCAGAGATGATAAAACATCTGGTGACACATTGGAAAATATTTTAAAAATTGAAGAGGCAGCGAAAAGCATATGAATAAATTCACAGACGAAAACATCACAAAATTTCAACCAACAGGAGACGCAGTTTTGGTTAAATGCTCATTTAAACCAAAAGAAACGCTATCTGGAATAATTTTAGCAGAAAAAGATACAATTATTGACCGGCCCGATAGAGGACAGGTAATATCTGTAGGTAATATTGTTAAATGTGTGAAAATAAATGATTTTGTAGTATTTGATAAAACTGCAGGTTATGATTTATATGAAGGAAGTGATGCACTTTATATTTTAATGCAAGATTCCAAAATATTTGGAATCATTTCTTAACGGTTATAATATAACAGTTATTAGCATACCTTAATAATTGTAGTTTTCCAGAAAAAAATTCAGATTCTAAATTAATAGAATAAAAAAGTTAATGGAGAATTTATTATTTGTTCTACAAGTCAATAACTTAGAAATCTTCTAAGTTATTTTATCTAAAATATATTTAGTACTTATTAAATGATTATAATTATCATGAAAATCTTAGTCTATTTTCATTTTAAAAAACTTTTGTTTCATCTATTTCAGAATCATCAGATAATGATATTTTTTACTTCATTTTAGCTTCTAAATCTTGTATTCTAATCTCTTGTTCTTTTATAGCTTCTACTAATAATGCAACAACATTAGCATATGCTACAGAATAATATCCATCAACTTCTTTTACAATTTCAGGAATTACATCCAAAACGTCTTGGGCAATAAATCCGATATTTTCTTCACCTGTAGAATTTTTCGTAAAACTAACACCTTGTAAAGAAAGAACTTTACTCAATGAATTTTCTAACGGTTTAATATTAGATTTGGTTCTTATATCTGATGTTTCCGTTATACTACCAGACACTACTAAATTTGCATTGATTATTAAATCACCCGTCATTGTTCCTCCAGCTAAAGGAACTTTAGTATTATCTGTTGTTGACATTGACATTGATTGAATATTATCTAAAATATTTGCAGCTACATCAGAAACAAACTTAGCATTTACAGCTTTTCCAGAAGATTCCCCTAATGTCAAATTAGGAACTATAGGAGATTCCGTGAAAGTTTTTATTCCAGCAATAGTCTGAGGATCTATAATAGTTACCGCGTTGAATGTTTTGTTAGCTAATTCGTAAAAATTATTGTCTACTTCATCTCTAGTTAATGGAGAGTCTTTTTCTCTTCTTAATACTATCATATTATCCTACCAATTCTCTAAATTCTTTTCGTTTTTGTAAAACATCAGCGTAATCAGTTAAAAGCTTTTCTTTTAGCACATTATCATCTAATATCATAGCTTCGCTTATTTTAGTAACTACATAATCAGTTTCTAATAAAAATCGTTTAGCCTTTACAATTTCTTGTGCTTTTTGTTCTTCGGTTGATTGTGTTTTTGTAAGAACTGGGTCATGAATACCTTTAGCTTTTGTATACCATTTTCCCGCACATTCATATCCAGCACCTTCTATAAAGACAATAGACGAATTTTCACTTACTTGAGAGGGTTCATTTTCATGAATACCTGTAATTAATTTATTATTTATTTCTATCCACATTCAAAAATCCTTATTTTTGCCAAAAAGTTACATAGTTAGCTTGTGCTGCGGCTCGTTGTTCTGAATTTCCACATTGTATTCTTATTCTATCAGTCATTACATAACTGATACAGTATGAAATATCATCACTGTTAACTGTTCCTGCAAACCACATATTTCTAATAGAAGGTATTACACCCTTGAAATGATCCATTGTGTATCCAGTAGGTGGAAATACATCTGCATAATTTTCTTCAGTAGATTCTGGTTGATAACCTACTTTACTAGTAAAACCTCCGCTACATACAACCATACCAGATGATACAAATAATGAACTTCCTGGTCCAGCTGGTCCCATTGGACCTTGAGGACCTTGAGGTCCAGCAGGTCCCATTGGCCCTGGAGTAGATGAACCTCCACTAAATCCAATCAACGCAGTTTTTACAAATTCAGTGGTAGCCACTTTAGTAGAATTATCACTAGAAGGTGGTGTTGGAGCTGTTGGACTAACTGAAAATGATTTTTGCCCTGAAATTGTTTGATTGGTGCTCAATGTAACAAAACTATCAGTGTCAAATGGAATAGTAATATCTTGAGAACCGTCAAACATAACACCATTTATTTTTCTACCTATTTTGAATTTATCTGTAGTTCCTGAGTTTCCAGATATATCCGTAATCAAACCATCTGAAAAAGTTTTTACACCAGTAAACGTTTGAGGTTGTGTATTGATAGCCACACCATCTAATGTTTGTGCCGGGATAATAATATTTTGAGTTCCGTCAAAAGCTACACCATTAATAGTTCTTGGAGTTTGTAATTTTGTAGCAGATGTCGCATTTCCTACTAAATTACCTTGAATAGGTGAAGTGAATGTTTTAATACCAGCAATTGTTTCATCTGTGGTTTTATTAACCTTCGTGTTATCAAGATAAGTTAAATTGGAATCCATTTCTTCATAAGTTAATGCTGAACCTTTAGCAGTTCTTAAAATCATTTAGAAACCTTCCTTATGTTTTGTAATATTTATAAATAGAAATAAAAAGGTTCAAATATGAATTTGCCCGAGTTTTATATAGAAAAAAATAATTTTTACAAGAAAGATGATATTGTTTATGAATTGATTTATCAAAATGACCAGTTTAGTATTACTTTAAAGCACCCAATAACTTTCACTGAGGAAGAAAATACTCAATTAGACACTAGAATTATAGATACCGATTATTTTAGAACGTATTATCCAAAAATATCAGAAACATTTCCTAGCGCTAATTATAAACAGAAAAAACTAGTCATAACACATGCACTTAATTCATTAAAGGCATTAGCTGGAGAATGAATATGAAATTTGATGATAATATTAGTTCAGTAATTTATTTTATTGAAGAAGAATTTAATTTAGAAGAATATCTAGATGTTATTTTCTCAAGAAATTTATCAGATGATGAATTTGAGAAACAAATATTTGAATATGTAGATATGATTATATTAGAAATTTCAAATACATTACATATAGAGTTTGACGAAGGAAAGGCTCTATATGATGAATATTTGACTAGAAATATCATTGATATATTATAGTAAAAATTCCTTCTATAGATGAAAATTCTTGAATATCAAAATCATTGAATTTAAACATATGATTTTCATTTAATTCATTGAACCCGAGCAATATATCATTATCAGAGTATTGAAGTTCTTTTTGTGATATTAAACTCTCCGCGCCCTCTTCTCCTGAATAATTGTTTATTTCAAAAACTTTACCTTCATCATCATACATCAAGTAATATGCATAAAAACTATTTCCTCGCTTTTCTTTAATTTTAAACAAAATTTCATCTTTATAAGTCAGCTGAAAATAATCACCATTGTCAGCCAATAATCCAGTCATTTTGGAATTTGTATAAGATGGAGTGAAAACGATTACATCATCTCTAATAATTTTGACATATTGAAAGCCTGAGATTTCTCTTGAGTTCAAAAAAGGTATAGATGCATCTATACCTAAAAAAGGCATTTGGGTGGATGGTATTGAATCATTGAACGTAAACTCTATAGATGTATTTTTACCTTCTATTTTAAACAAATTTAAAGGTACTGAATAATTAATAATTTCAGTCATTATTTATCTCCTAGCTCATAATATTCGCGTAATTTTAAATCATCTGTATTAATATCAAAATCTAATGTATATTGAGTGTATTCTTGAACGTCATTATCTTTATCATATATAACTTGACCTATCTCCAACTTGCCATAATTATCATAAATTGAAGCAATTTTATTATCTTTAGTCATTTTGAAAGAATATTTACCTGATTTAAACTCACCTACTCCGGCGCTATCATGTTCCACAATTAAAGTTCGATCTAATGGATTATATGGATTTCTATCATAAACAAACGTGTTAGCCCATATAGGTTGATCTGTTTTGTTATAATAATAAGTTTCAATACTAGAAATCAAATTTTTAGAATAAAAATATTTAATATAACCTAACTTAGTCAATGAGTCAAAATCATGTATTCCCAATGTTACAATTTTACCTCTTTTATATTCTGGAATAAACTTATATATGTTTACTCCTTTATAAATGTATTCTATTTCAGAAATATTTGGTTGTAAGCCTAACATATCTATATTATACATAAACAAATTAGAAATAGTTCTATCTGGTGTTATAATTCCAGGAACCACAAATCTATTTACGAATGATTTAGTTACGTTATATTTGAAGTTAAGAACAGCTTCGCCAAATATCGAACTTTTCTGTAATTTATCTCCTTTAAATCTAAATGAAGTTATATCATTATTAGAGAATGTCAAGTAGTTTTTATTAACTTTGAACCATAAATTTTTTGAAGTTGTTATTTTATATACAGAACTTAACTCACCTACGGAATTATATTGTAATTCAATTTTTTTGTAAGGTGTTCCCGTGCTAGTAATATATGCTACTCTATCATTAGAATAAAATAAACTAAAGCTAGCATCTAAAAGATATTGTTCGTTTCCCAAAGGTGTTTTTCTTAATGAGTATTCATCTATTCGTATAAGAATATCATCAGAATTATAAATGTAGTTTACCCTAAAATTTAGATTATTGACTTGGTCATAACCCAACACATTTAGTATTTTTCCATCGTAATATGTGGGAACAATCTGTAGTGACGTATCATAATTTCTTATAAGATCTATCTGAGCTTGTTTTCCTCTACAATCAATATTTTCTAAATTATATTCTCTTAAAATACTAATAGGTATTTTATTTACTATTTCTCTTTCATCATGAAAATGAAATAATTTCTCTTTTCTTCCAGAATGATATTCAGATTCTTTAGATATAATGGATTTTCTTACATAAAACTCATTGTAATCATCACTATTGGCTAATTTTACTATAGCTTCTTTTTTATCTTTATGTAAGATAAATTTTATAACTTCATCATTCACATCTCTTTGAAACGTAACTATAGGCTCAATATTAGAGGTTCTTTTATCTGATACATTCAATATTTTTCCATTAAGGAATTCTAAATCATATTCTACAGAATCCAATCCTGGCGCTATTCTAGACATACTAGTTATATCATTACCAGTTTCATCATTACCAGTTTTGTTGTAAATATAAACTCTTTGTGCCATTAATATTCCTCTCTAACTTGTGTTATATTTCCATTTGAGTCATAGTCATAATATAATGTGCTTATCAAATTTCTATCTCCATCAGTGTATTTAACATGATGAATCTTATATGGATCTGGAACAGAGTTAACAACTCCGCCATAATACATTATAAACTGGTTCAATATTTTAGTTCTAGAATAATTAAGTATTTCTATGTAATCAATATAAGGCTGATTAGTATTAGATGGTATCATATAAAATTGTAAAGGACCTTGTTCACCCATATAAAAAGTGTTTACATACGGAAGATCTTTATTATAAACTACATGAATAAATCTATCATCTATTTCACTAAAAGAAAATGCAGAATGAATTGTAGGCTCAACGAAGTCAGGTTCATTATTTACCCAATCTAAATTATCATACATTCCATTAATTGCTAAAGTGTTATTTCTAGCACTAGCATAATCTGAATAATCCAGCTCAACATAATCTGATTGAGAATATAATTCTTCATTATAATTAGGGTTTACATTTTCATAAGTATTATCATCCCAATAATCATGGCTAACATACCCTCTAGGAGTTAGCAAATGACCTGATCTAACATATTCCTGAATTACGGTATAAAATATTCCTTCTGTTAAGTATCCAGAAACTAAAGACCCTTCATATTTGACAGATAGATATGGTGATTCTATCATATTATCTCTATAATTTATGATAGACTCTAATATATTATCAGAGCTAAATTTCATCAATTGTTTTTCATTAGATACCATACCTATTGCAGATTCAAAATCTGTATAGATATAATTATCAAAAATGTTTATTTCTTTTTCTAAGCTTAGATAGCCACCATCTAAGCTTCTTATTTTTCGATTATAAACCTCAGTATCCGCATAATTATAGGAAACATATGTTGGTTCCACATAAAGTTCTTCAACAGGTCTATAACTAGACAAAACTCCTGCTTCATATAAATTTAATGTAGAGGTTTCTAAATCATTGTATCCCATTGTATATTATCCTCCTGGATATTGAATATAGCCATCTTAATCAATGGCATAATTTTCATCGGAATGTAACTAAACAGATCATAAATCTAATGCATATGATACATCTACGTAATTAAATTACATACAGTATCTTTTACAAGCACATAGCTACATACTCAAAATCTGATGAGAAATCATCATCCCAATAGCTAGTGTCACATTCATCATCTGGACATGGCTCATAAATTGGGTATTGACTAACATAACCTTCTTTTGGAATTACATAATCATCAACTTCAAAATACCCTAACTTGTGATAACTATCTACAAAATCGATATATTTTATAGCGTTAGAATTTTCTGAGTTAAAATATCCATCTTTAGTCATATATGGTTTAGCTACCATGATTTGATATTCAATATCAGGGTGTTCAAATTTAGATGATTCTCTTCCTAAAGTGCTAAGGAATTCAATTCTTTTTATGAAATTTCCAACGTAAACATCATTTATTTTCTCAAATACATCTACATATTGACAAATGCCATCTTTTCTATAAAAAGGAATGAAGAAAAAATCAATGCCCCCGTTTTTAACTATTATGTATTTCAAGTAAGGTTGACAACCAGTTCCTTCAGCAAAGTTCCAATCATTTTCATTCATAAAAAATCTTTGAACTTTAGGTCTATTATAATCATAAACATAATCTAATGAATTGTTTTCATCAATAAACACAGATTCTGTAGCAACGGGATCATCTTTATCAGAAACACCATCAATTTCGCCAATGATACAATCACCATCACTAAGAAATTTCAATTCAATAGTTAAAGTATCTTCAAAAAATATCCCGTTTATTTTAGAGCTAGAGTAACAAATTTTATACCAAAGAACTGGATTTTCATGTACATTGATATATCTATAAGCTTTATGAAAATAACCATTGTATTTTTTATACTCTAAGTGAATATCAAAATTAATGTTTTTTCTATTCAAGAAGGTTTCAATCCTTCCTTTATCATCTCTAACAACCGTATAATATTTAGATATATTTTCGTCCGCATCAAAAAACATAACTTTATATAATTTTCCATTCAAATCATAATAATAATTCATTATACCATAATATGAATAATTTACTCCATCACTTTCTATACGTTCAAAAATTAAAGAATCTATAAGATTATCTGGGCGATATTTTGGAGTAGCTTTTTGATATAAAATATCAATTTCATTGTAATATAAAATTTCTTCAACATGCTTATGTTTTTTATCGAAAGATAAAAAAGCGAGACCATAATCTGACATATCTGAGAATGCATTTACAGGAGGCTTATCTTCATTAATTAATACTTCTATACGTCTAGAACCTTCTTTTTTTGCTCCAAAATATTGTTCGCATTTTATAGCTAAATTTAAATTAGCTGGTCCCGTAACAAAAGGTTTTTCAGCAAAGTAGAATATATTACAAGCTATAACAGTATTCCACTCTTTTTGATATGAAATTACTTTAGCTCTTCCATCAACGTCTGTACTGAATCTCATGTAAGAATAATTTTCTCTATCAAATCCTATCAAGAATCTTGAAGTATTTGTATAAGAGTAAACACATTTTTGAAAATCGACAACTTCACCATTTTCGATATATGATTGTCTCATTTGAACATCATAAAGCTTACCATCTTCATCTGTATTCAATGACTCTATAGTTCTAACTAATTCAAATGTAGTTCCATTAGATGAAGTATATTCTTTAACTGTTATGTTTCCATTGATATATTCATATGTCCATTTTTTTGTGGTTAATTTCGATTGAATGTCTACATATAACAAAGTATTAATTTGGAATTTATCTTCTAATTCATCATACTGAGTAATATATTCTCCTATTATGAAACCATTGTAAAATTTCTTAATAGATTTTATAAAACAAACATCTAAAGATTTATCAAAAGATGCGTAATATAACATGTTTCTAAAGTTAGTAAATGGTATTATTTTCTTTTTAGTATTGTCATATTCAAAAAGCAATCCTATATTCAAACCGTTTTCTTGGCAAATTTCATAATGAACATTATTACAATTATATTCTAAAGGTACTACAGCTTCTTTAGAAATATTTGTATTTTTGTAGATAGGAGCTATAAGATTATATGGTTTGCTAGGTATTCCAAATACAGTAGCTAAGTCTGACGTGGCATTAAGGTCTCGGTACTCATATTCAAAAATGTGAACATTTGGACTCAAAATTTCCATAGTGACCTCATTAAAGTTTAAGTTAAGTTATGATATAATATACTTATAAATCATAAATATTTTGAATTATTTATCAAAGGATCTACATGGAATATGATAAAGTTTCCAAAATACCTAGCTCAATAGCAGATGCCCGAAACATCATTGATATTTCTAAACGAAAAAACCAAATGATTTTAACATACGATATTAAGCAACATTTTTCTGACGACACTACCTCTTTAGAAGAGAAAAAAACAATAATTATAACTTATAACAAAAAAATTAAAAGCTTTGATGTACAAGTAGATGAAGAAGATAATGTTTTCTTAGGTGTTGTTTTTAAACCTCCTTTTTCATTTTTTGGGTGGAGATTAACAAAGGATAATAATGCAGTTAACCCCTCATCAACAACTAATATTTAATGATATAATTGATGGAATAGATACGTCTCTAGGAATGGGTCAAAAATTCTTTGGATCTTTAACTGGACCCGCAGGAACAGGAAAAACTGTAATTTCTTCAAGAATAATTAAATATCTTTTAGAAAAATATCCTATGAAAAATTTAAGAGTTACTACACCTACTCACAAATCATTAAAAGTTTTAAATGACTATATTGATAAAAGCATCAAAAAACATAGAAATTATTCATCAAGCACTATTCACTCTTATTTAAAACTGAAAATGCAAAAATTAGAAGATAGAATTGTATTGATAGAAGATTTTGATGATGGAAAAATGGATAAAACAAAAATTTTAATTATAGATGAAAGCTCTATGGTCTCTAAATCTTTGTTTGACCATATAAAAAACAAAGCATTTAAAAGTGGAATAGATGTAGTTTTATTTGTTGGAGATAAGATGCAATTACCTCCAGTAGAAGGTGGAGAAAACCCAGTCTATGATTCTATAGATCAATATGAATTAACCGAAGTAGTAAGACAGGCTGCAGATAGCCCTATTTTGAAAAAAGCTACAGAAATTAGAATGTGTATAGCTAATAACAATTTTGATATGAATGTGTTGAGATTTGATGAGTTTACAAATTCTTCTAATGGAATATTTCTTTATAAAGATATGAAAGAATGGCTTAAACATTACTTAGAAAATAAAGATGACAAAATGTTATCTTCGTTTACAAACGATTCTGTTAATGCTTATAATAAATTTGTTAGAAATTATGTTAATGGTAGTGTAAATTTACCTAAATTGATAGATGGAGAAGAGGTAGTTCTTCAAGAAGCATATTCATTTGATAATAAATTTTTATCAAATGGCGATACTTTAACAGTATATTCACCAGTTTTAAATCATCACCCAGTATTAAAAGTTAATTATTGGTCATTTACTCCAAAAGAAGAAGATACTGAGGGAATTTTCGTTCAAGTCCTAGATGATGATTCTATTGGAGCTTATAATGAATTATTAGACAAAATATCAACAAAAGCAAAAAAATTCAAATTTGAAGGTAAACACAAGGAAGCCAAAGAATTATGGGATAAGTATTGGGAAGTTAAATCTATGTTTGTAGATGTAAAATACAACTTTGCCAATACCATTCATAAATTACAAGGTTCCAGTTACAATGATGTTTATCTTAATTTAAAAGAAACTATTGATAATTCACCAGATAGAAAAATGTTATTTCATCTAGTTTATGTTGCATTAACTAGAGCTAGAAAAAATGTTTATCTTTTCGTTTAATTGAACATTTGAATGTTCAATTTTTCATTTTTGGAAGGTTTTATATTCAAAAATAAATTTTTTAAACTCACCTCAAAATAATTCTACTTATTTTTTCTGTATAAATATTATAATTCAATTAAGGCAATTATAATGCAGAAATTCTCTCAGTTCATCACAGAAACTATTTCTTATGACCAAATTATAAAAGCTATAAAACTAAATAATCTAAACGGACCTTTCCTTTGGCGAGGAGTAACTTTCAAATTAGATGATGATTTTGGTTTGAAAAAAGTTAGAAAAGATAGAGAATCTCTATCTAATTACTCTTATCATTATGAATTTAATGAGCTGTTTTTCAAAAAATTTAAATCTAAATTAAGATCTGAAGCTGTTTTTTGTGTAAAAAATCAACATTTAGCTGCAGATTATGGAACTCCTGTAATTGTTATACCTAAAGATAAAGCTAAGTTTTATCATTCGCCATTTGTTAAAGACTTAATTACATTTGATAAAATAAAATTAAATCTTCAAAATAATGAGATTCTGAAAGATAAAAAAACCATAGAAGAAAAATTACAAGCAATAGTAGATACATATATTGAATATTCTGATATTTCTAAAATAAAAGATAACAATGAAATAATGATATTATGTAATGAATATTATTATATTAATGTAGAAAATATGCCGTATATGCATACTTATGAGGATTTAGTTGATTATTTGGAGGAAAATAATGTTTAGCTTCAAAACATATCTAGATGATTTGAACAATCAAGTGAATACTTTTGATTTAAATAAAGATTTAATAGAGACTATTATAGATCCTTGTATAAAATACTCTAAACGATTAAAAAATAGAGATTTATTTTTTATAGAAACTAATTTTTCAAATATACAAGGTCCAGGTATAATAGTTAAAAACATATTAGAACCAACTGAAGTTAAAAGAGAAGGTGAAAATGTTTTTATACCAATAGATTTATTTCAATGCACACAGATCGTAAATAATGAAGAAATCAAAACTTTAAAAACTCTTGAAGAAAGTATTATAATGTTTGAATCTAATAATTATTTTATTTTAAACTTATCTAGATTATTTTCATTTATGAACAAGAGCAAATTAAATAAAATAAAATCTATTAATGAAGTTAAAACATACAGTGATTTAATTTATTTTTTAACTGTATTTAAAGATTATTACAATTATAGGAGAGGAAAATGAATGAAGAAACTGCAGCTGCAGATATAGCAGGTGTTGACTTACCATTAGGTGATAAAAACAATAAATACAATCAGATAGTTAAACGCATTAAAAAAATCAAAAAAAGGAAACCTGATGCAAAGCAGATACAACAAGCACCTGAATGAATTAGACGGTGGCTCAAATGATGAAAAAGAGCTTTTGGGAAAAATTGAAAGATAATGCAGAAATTTTAATTAAATATAGACAGCTATTGCTTTTAAAAGATCTATAAGATCTAATGAATTTAGGATAAGGAATAAATTATGGCATTAATATTAAGAAGAGACAAAGGTACTGTATTAACACACAATGAAGTGGATGATAATTTCGTTTATCTAGATACCACTGCTGTAAAGTTAACAGGCAGTCAAACTATAGATGGAGTTAAAACATTCACTAGTACAATTGCTGGTTCAATTACTGGTAATTCAGAAACAGTAACTAATGGTGTTTATACAATTGGAAATCAATCCATAGATGGAGTTAAAACATTCACTAGTACAATTGCTGGTTCAATTACTGGTAATTCAGAAACAGTAACTAATGGTGTTTATACAATTGGCAATCAGATTATTGCAGGAACAAAAACATTCTCTAGTACAATTATTGGGTCAATTTCAGGTAATGCAGCTACAGTAACTGATGGAGTTTATGCTAGTACCACTCAAACTATTACAGGAGCTAAAACATTTACTACAATTATTACTGGTAATATTTCAGGAAATGCAGCTACAGTAACAAATGGTGTTTATACAACAGGAAACCAAACTATAGCTGGTGTTAAAACTTTTTCAGATGGTATAGTAGCAAATACAACAGGTAATGCAACAACAGTAACTGATGGAGTTTATGCTAGTACCACTCAAACTATTACAGGAGCTAAAACATTTACTCAGATAATTACTGGGTCAATTTCAGGTAATGCTGGAACAGTTACAAATGGAGTTTATACAACAGGAAACCAAACGATAGCTGGTGTTAAAACATTCTCTAGTACCATTACTGGGTCAATTTCAGGTAATGCTGGAACAGTAACTGATGGAGTTTATGCTAGTACCACTCAAACTATTACAGGAGCTAAAACATTCTCTAGTACAATTATAGGATCAATTTCGGGAAATGCTGGAACAGTAACTGATGGAGTTTATGCTAGTACCACTCAAACTATTACAGGAGCTAAAACATTCTCTAGTACCATTACTGGGTCAATTACTGGTAATGCTGGAACAGTTACAAATGGAGTTTATACTGTAGGAAATCAGTCAATAGCTGGTGTTAAAACATTTATTGATGATGTTGTTATGACTCCTAGTGCATCAGTTGTTCCAGTAAATAACGGGGATATGATGTTTGAATTAACATCTGATACATCATTAACGATAAAAGTAAAAGGTTCAGATGGCGTAGTTCGTAGTACAGTTTTAACTTTAGCATAATTTATTAGAAGGGTTAAGTGTAACCCTTCATAATATATTAAGTTTATTATGTTATAATATTGTATTAAAAATTAAAGGATAGAAGAAATGAAAACACAAGTATTCAAAACAGAAGCGGTTAAGACCATTAAAGTAAAAGGTGAGCTTGTAGAATTGAATAATGGAGAATATGCAATTAAATTATATGATGGACGTATTATGGTTCCGGTTCTTACTTTTATGGAAAGTAGAGATATGACAGGCAATAGCCTTACTGGTTATGATGAAGAGTTTTATGCTAGAGGAATGTCTTTTAGCAATAAAATAAATATTGCTTAAGAGTTTTCGCTCTTAAGCATTTTTATAATATCATGAGTGCTTGAAATGAAATTGTTTTGAGTATTATTGACTGTATTTGGACCTTCTTGTTTGCCAAAATTCATAATTTCTTTTTGAACTTGTACGATGTCTTTATATATAGAGCTAAGCAATTTCAAAGATTGGTTGACTGCATTAGTTAATTCAGCAAATGAAGTTATCATTTGAGCTTTTCTTTCAGAATCAGAAATTAATAACTCATCAGCAACTGATTGTAATATCAATCTTCCGCTTTTAACAGTACTTAACAACGTTTCACGAATTGTCATGAAATCTTCTTTTAAAAGTGATGTTTTAATTACACTTTCAGCAACTTCTACTGGAAGTTCAATTGGATTTGTTTCAAATGTAGCTTCTTGAGGTAAAGTTTCTAAAATATATTCATGCATTTCATCAGCTGCACTTTCTGCTATATCAAATTGAGAGGCAATTTTATCTAATTTTTTAGATAATTGTTCCCCTCTTTTTATTTTTTCCGCTAAGCTCATAACTCTCCTTTAGGTGATGGATCAAACCCATTATAAACATTAGCTATTACATGATTTATTATTTTTCCATCTTTTATAGGAGGATATAAGTTACCATTAAGAGATAATGAAATTTCAGCAGTAACAAGACGTATATTATCATCCATAGACAAATCCGTATCAAGATTCCATGATACTTCGTTAATTTTAACAGGTATATTAGTGTATTCAGAATGAAATTCAATATCTTTTATTTTTAAAGTATATGTTGGGTTAAACATTGGTACTATTTGCTCTACTATCATTGTTAAATCTGTAAATGTATCAGCTAAAATATGAAGAGTAAAATCGAAAGTCCACGCTACAGAATTATACGTGTATGTTATATTCTTTCCATCATCATTTATCTTTAATGTTTTATTTAATTTGTTTGTGTCTCTCTCTGGAGCTTTGCTCATTCCATCAAAAGATAAAGCCATTCTAGGTAGAACATTATATTTAGATTCTCGATATTTTGTATAATCATCATCTGTTAATGTGTAAGCTTTTTGAGCCGAAGCAAAAGAGATAGGTACTATGTAATCAGATTCTTCAATGTTTGTTTCTGAGAATCTTTTTACATGTATATCATTAAAAGTATCTTTTAATGCGGCTGTGTATCGCCGCAAACTGTAGTGATGAAAAAAATTCATCTAAATTCCTTTCGGATAAATTATGCCCAGTGACTATAAGCAAATGTAACTGTGAATTCTGAAATTGTATCAGCTGAATCTGATGCAAGATCTACTGATGAAATTACAGTTGGGTATGCGTTGAATAAAACGAACTCACGAGTTGGGTTGTTTTTAGAATCCAATTGTGTTACGCTCAAGTTAACCATGTATTCATCATTACCACTGACTGATTTTTGTTCAGTTAAATAACTATCAATTTTTGCAATTTCTTGAGTGAAAATATCTCGAAGATTCAAATCTTCTGTATTGTAAAATGTAACATCCCATGTTCCTGCATATTGAGCTTCTCCAGCAACCAATAATTTACGTCCACGATGCCAAACTTCTACAGTTCCTAATGTAACATCAGGTAATGAAGTTGCCTTAGCTAGTACGTCCATTTCCTGAGCACTTGAATAAGGCAAATTAATTCGGTATTTGTTAGCACGAGCTCCAAGGCCTAAAGTACTCTTTAAAAGATCAAGACTCATATGTTCTCCTATATGTTTTGTATAAATATCTTATATATTTATATCATTAAAAACTGGGAGATAAAAAAATGAGCATGATGCCTCAATTGCAAAAAATCAAATCAACCAATATAGATAGCCCCAATAAATTTGATGTTACTATATCTAAAGGGTTATTAACCATAGAAGAAGCCCAGCTATCATTAAAATCTATAAATATACCTCAATACAATGATGAATCTATAGAAACCTTTTTCAACAATAGATGGGTTATGACTAGAGGAAGAGCCTCTATTTTTCAAATTCAGTTAACTCTAAGAAATATAAAATCATTGTATTTGTATCAAAGGTATCTTAAATGGATGAATGATAATGTAAATGAGTATCCTATAAAACAATATGTTGACATAGAAGTTACTTACACCGGAAATTTTAAAGGTCAAACCCATAAAACCATTATTTTTAAAGATTGTTTAATGTCTAATTTATCAGATTTGGCATTTGACCATAGTATAACCAACAGCACATTAGATTTTTCTGTTGGTTTTAAATCTAATAGCATGATAATTAAATAAATATATAAAATATAAAAAAAAGGATATTGATGTTACCTAAAATACAACCTACTTATTACGATTTTGAAATTAATGGAAAAATTGTAGAGTTCAGAGCTTGGAAAACTAAAGACGAAAAAGAGTTTTTGATTTTACAAACAACTAAAGATGAAATTTCTGATGAAGATCTATACAACTCATTGGTTAAGCCTTGTTTAAAAAACCCTGATATTAAATTGACTGAGGGTGAAAAACAAATGCTTATGATTGAAATAAGAAAAAAATCTTTTGGTGATAGTATAGATGTTCAATTTACATGTGGGAATTGTAAAAAATATAATGAAACTAAAATGAAACTTAGTGATATTGTAAAATATACACCTTATAGATTTGAAAAAATCACAAAAAATGGAATATCTATTAGTTTTAGAAATGAAATTGATGTTTCTAAATTACCTAAAAATTCAGTCGCAGAATATAATTTCTCAAAATTTGTAATGCATGTTGAAACAATTACTATAGACAATGAAGTTCATAGAGATTTTTCATTCGATGAAGCATTTTCATTTTTTGATGAGTTAGAAGCAGAGACTTTTGATTATTTCTTTAATGAATATTCAAAGCAATTGGAAGATGTTAGCTATCATTCCGTAGAAAAATGTATGTTCTGTAAAACTGAACAAGATATTGGATTAGGTGATATCCCAAATTTATTTCCATGGTAATTACGAGTACCACGCTCAGTGACTTGTACAATTATTATAATAATATGAAATATTATGGAAACTATACTACATTTGAAATAGATGATATGTACCCATTTGAGCGTGAGATTTACCATGGATTATTATTTGAGACTCGAAAAATCAATAATGAATAAAACAATGAAAGGAGAACTTAAATTTGGAAAATAAAGAAAATAACGGGCTCCTTTCTAAATTAAAGGGGTTTCGCGATTCTACAGCCGAGTCTGTAGAAAAGATAGGAAATTCAAAAGCTGTAAAAACTGTAAAAGGTACTAAAAACGTTTTAAGTTATTTGTTTACAGATAAAGGTTATGAGAAACATTCCAAAGATATTCATAAGACTTTAAAAGATACAGTTAAAAATATAGTTTTATCTGAATATCAAAAAGAGAAAAAAGATTTTGAAGAAAATTTAAAACAAACTATAGATATTTTATTAAAAGATTTGAAAGGTGATGAAGCCGATGAAATCAAAGATAAAATAATGAAAGAAACCGTTTCAAAAATAATGAAACGAGATAAAGATGAATTGTCTAAAATAATGAAAGATAGTAAATTGATGACTGAAGAATTTACTGCTTCATTAGATGGTGCAATGAAGCCATTTGAAAAAGTTCTTTCTCCAGATCATTTTTCTGATACAATAGATAATGCAATCAAACGTGCTTTTTTTGGAGATATTGAACAGAAAAATCAAAAAGAAAATAAAAAAGTATTTGATGAAATATCTAATAAAGTTGATAATTTACCAGATTCAGATGAAATTAATTTATCTATAAAATCTATAGTAAAAGAAGCTGAAGGTAAATTATCAAAAAGAGTAAATAAGTTAGACACCAAGCTTACTAAGTTATTGCTTAAATCACATAGGCCTGATTTAGATTTTGATAATGCAATGGCTGGAAAAAATCTTGGCGAAAATAAACCAGGATTATTCAAAAAATTGGACACTAATTTAAAAACTGACCAATCTGTGAATAAAGATTCCAGTGGCGGCGGATTATTAGATATGTTTTTAGGCGGTGCCAGCGCTGTAGGTGCATGGGCTGCCATGAAAAAAATGTTAGGTATTGGCAAAACACCGGTTAATGAGTCAGTTAATCCTAAAGTTAAACCAAATTCATGGTCAACTAAATTAGGTGATGTTGAAGCCGGATCTGATATTAAACCAGTAAATAAATTAGCTCCAGTAAAACCGTTAGCTCAGTCGGCACCTGTAAGTGACGTTAGCAGATTATCAAAATTAACGTCTAAAATTCCTACGGGTGTTTCAAAAGGGTTAAAGGTTGCTGGAAATGTAGCTAGTAAAGTTGCAGTTCCCTTAACGGGTGCAATTGCTGGATATGATAGATATAATCAAGTAAAAAATGATGAAACATTATCTACGGGTCAAAAAACAACTAAGGTAGCGGCAACCGCCGGAGGAGCAATGGCAGGAGCCGCTACGGGTGCAATGGCAGGAGCCGCTATTGGAAGTGTAGTTCCTGTTTTTGGTACTGCTATTGGAGGTATTGTTGGTGGTATTGCCGGTGCATATTTAGGGCAAAAAGGTGGTGATGCTTTAGGTGATTATGCAAGCTCAAAAATGCAATCACCTAAAGCGCCAGCTGGATATATCCCACAAAAAACAGTTCCTGGTATAAAACAAGGACCTGTTCCAGATGGTATGTTACCTCCGCCTCCTCTATTAGTAAAACAAATAGATCGTGTAGAAAACGCGGCTGATAAATTAGAAGGTCTTAGTGGAACATCTAAAGTTTCTAAAAATAACAAAACTGTTATTAAAAAACCAGTAACTATAGATCAAAAAGTAGCTAAGATAGAACAAAATACTAAAGATATTTCTAAAAACGTTAGTATATTGACTAGAAACCTTATAAAAGAGAAACAAAAAGAATCTTTAGGATTTGATACCACCACAGCTAATAAACCAGATAAATCAGTTAAAATTGAAGCTACAAATGTTGCTGATGAAGGTGATGATGATGATAATAAAGGATTTTTAGGTTCTATAACTTCAGGATATCAAAATAATGGATTATCTGGTTCAATTAAAGCAGGTGCTCAATATATTTCTAATAAAGTGTCTTCAGGTGGAGGACTTTTTGGAGGATCTAATAATGGCGGCGGTTCCGCATCTCCTGGATCATTTTTCTCAAAAGCTTGGCAAAATGCTTCTAACGCTGTAACTAATATAGGTAATTCAATCAAAGGAAAAGGTTTCAAGCTAAGTGGTGGCGTAAATTACCAAGGAGTTAATTCTGGGGTCAAAAAGAATTTTGAAGAAATGGCTGCAGAATATAAGCAAAAAACTGGTAAAGATATTTTAATCACTTCTGGATATAGATCTTCTGAAGAACAAGCTAGATTGTATGCTTCCAAACCAAAAGGGATGGCAGCAAAACCAGGAAGATCTATGCATGAATATGGTATGGCTATAGATATAGATCCATCTAACGCAAATGACTTGGCTAATATGGGGTTATTATCAAAATATGGATTTGATAGACCTTACTTATATAATAGAGGTGAGACTTGGCATATAGAACCAGTAGGTTTAAATAAAGATGCTATAATGAAAGCTGGTTATCAAAACACTCAAGCAGCAACAGCCAAAACTTCAACACCCTCAACTCAATCATCTGGAGTAAGCAAAAAACCTACAGCTACAGATATGGCTACGGATGGTGTAGATACACAAACATTAGAAGCCGATAAGGAAGAAGATTCTGTTGCAGCAGCATTAGACAAAAAGACTTATTCATCACCAACAGTTTCTAATCCTAAAGCAGTATCAGTAGATATAAAACCATCAGATTCACCAGTTACAGTTGCTCATCAAAATGATAAACTAGATACTACAAAAACTAAAAAAGCGGCTCCTATTGTTATAAATAATCAAAATAATAATAGTAAAAGCGAAAAAGCTCGCGACAAATCAGAATTCGGAATGAAACATTTAGAAAGCGTTAATCCGTATATCACGGCATTAATGACTTTGTAATAAGAGGGAAAAATGAATAATGCTAAGACAACATCTTTAGGCGGAACAACTTCAAATAATAAATCAAGTACACCTAAAGGCTTAATTTTTCCAACGAGAACTGCAGCATTAGAACAGGAGCCATATATATGTATAACTGCAGCATATGAAAATGAAGATTCTAAAAAAGGTGATAAACGATATAAAGCTTTAGCACCTGCTTTAGAAATAAAAGGTTCTGTGGTTTTGCCTATGCCTAATCAAATACAAGATGCTCAAGAGCATATGTGGTCTACATATTCAATAACAGACTCTGTTCAAGAATTTGCCGGAGAGGTTGGATCTGCATTGGGTGGTGTTGCTTCAAAAATTGCAGGAGCAGCGTCTACCGTTGGAGGATTGGTCGCATCTAATGGGCTTATTAGTAAATTATCAAGACGAACAACCGGAGTTGGTATAGATCCAAACACTAGATTGGAATACACTGGAGAAGGACTAAGGGAATTTACTTTCAATTTTACATTGTTACCTGAGTCAGCTGCGGATGCAACTGCAATAAAAAATATAATTAAATTCTTTAGAGTATTTGGAACTGGTATAAAATCTCAAACATCAGGGGATATGACTGCTAGCGTAAGTGAGGGTCTTCAAGCTATAGGAGTTAATAATATTAATGCATTTATAAAAGAGCCTCATGTGTTCATTATAAATTTTGCTAATCCTCATATTAATGATATGCTAATGCCTATAGATTGTGTATTGGTTAATTTTAGTACATCATTTTTTGAAGATGGTTATGCCGCATTTTTCAAAGATGGTATGCCAAAAAAAGTATCTATTTCTATGACATTTAAAGAGCGTTATACATTATATGCCCAGGATTGGTTAAAAACTTCTTCAGGTGTAAGTGTAGGAAAAACTGATAAAATTTAAGGAACAAATATGAAATCTAGAATAAAATTTGATGATATTGTAACAACATCTAAATATGGAGAATTTTCCTTTAAAAATTTTACTAGAAATTTGAATTTAATTCCTGATGAGTATTTTAAAGATGATTATTATAATAAAATTTTAGTAGATGATGATTTAACTTTTGAATTATGTTCATTAGGAATATATGGAGTAACCGATTATTGGGATATCTTGATGATATACAATAAAATTAACGACCCTTTAGTATTACCTAAATCCACTTATGTAGTTTCAGATTTGGTTGATGTTAAGTTTAATAAATGGTTAGAACGTTACTTAAGAAAAGGTAAAGACATAGACGTTCCAGATATAATGATTAAAGATAATATTTGGTACATGTTTGTTGCTGATGAATATTCTACAAGAATAGAAAATAAAGAACTTATTACCAAACAATCTGAGTACAACAAACAAATAGACGAAAAAACTCTTAAATTAACATTGTTAGAATCAGAGTATGAATCTATAAAAGATGACGGGTCCGAATACGGTGTATTTAGAAGAAAAAATTTAAGACAAGAAATATATGATATTAGAGAAGAAATATTTAAAATTCAAGAAATAATTTTAGATTTAGTAGAAGATGGCATTGAACCTAAAGGAACATGGGTTCCTATTAAACAAAAAGATGCTGAAAAATTAATTAATAAAAATACTTCAACAATGGTTAAGAATGTTTATGATAAAATGATGAATGATGAATTGATTAAAAATGAACAATATAGATACATTAAATATCCTAAAAGAGAATATTTAGCAAAAATTCTAGATTTCATAAACAAAGGACTTTAATGAAAGCGAGCCCATTATCTGAATTATTCATAAAAGAATGTGAATTCTTTTTTAAAAACAAAGCTGGTGAAAAATATTTTGTAGAACCAAGTTGGATAGATATGTTTGTTATTCATTGGGATCTTTTAAAGATGAATGGACTTGTGGGTAGCACATTATCTTTTCAGGATTATCTATCATTTCATGAAACAATGCCTATAGAACCTGGAGTTACTTTTGAAGTTAATTTAGTAGATACACAAAAAAATAAATTTAAATATATTTTCATAGTCACTGATTTTAATGTAGAAACTGTAAAAAGAGATAGAAAACGCATTACCGCAGCTATGATGGATCCATACTCTTATAAGATGTCTCAGATATTTGATAGCAAGGGTTATTCATTAAAAAGAACTGATGAAATATGGAATGCGATAAAAACAGACCCGGATTATAAATTAGATAAGCCAGTCAATGGACATCATGAGTTTATAAATTCTACTAAAGATTGGGAGATACCTACAGATTTTTGTAAGACTTATAGTTATATATTAAATGGGAAAAAATCATTATTCAGAAATTTAAAAGATAAATATTATGAAGAAGGTTTGCTTTGTTTCACTGATAGAAAAAATAGACAATTAACATTTTTAAAAGAAATCTTTAAAGATAAAGAACCTAGACCAGATATATATCATGTAGTAGCTCCAAATGATAATTATTATTATAAAATTGATGAGGTACATAAGTTACCGCCAGAGATAATAGATCTACAAGATGACACTTTGAAAAAAGAATGGTTTTCACAATTTTATGCATTTCCCCAAAGAGTGGATATAGATCTTCCAGAATATGAAAAAAATTTTGGATACAAAAAGAAAATTAATAAACCGTATGATTATCATGCTAAAATTGGTGAAAACGATACTAGGTTAAATGATGTATCTCCTGAAGGTAGAATAATTCACACATATTTATCTAAAGTTGTACAACGGCATAAAATTAAAATTATGATTTATGGTGACTTTACTTTGGAAATAGGTACTTTATTGGAAACTTGTGTTTATTCAACGGGTGGAAGAACTGATGAAGTTGATGAAGAAATGTCTGGAGTGTGGTTGGTAATTGGAATACAAGATGTGATTCAACCTCCTTCTTTTTATCAAATAGTTACTTTAGCTAGACCTAGAATAATGAAAACAGATACTGCGCCTGTAAAACCTAAATAAATATTAAAAAAGGAGTATATAATGGATGACTTTCAAAGATTAAAAGATACTGTCAATCCTAATTATATATTTTACAGAGCATTAGTAGAAGATAATAAAGATCCTGAATTATTGAATAGATGTAAGATTAGAATAGTAAGCATTCACACTGAAGATAAGAAAAAATTACCTACAGAGGCTCTCCCATGGGCTGAATTAGCATTTCCTACAACTAGGGGAGACCAAAGCATTCCTTTACCTGGAGATTGGGTCTGGTGTTTCTTTGATAGAGATGATGAAAATCGTCCCATAATTTTTGCAAGAATTCCGTTTTTAAACCAAGGAAAACCAGATTTATCTAAAGGTTTTAGTGACCCATCAGGTGTATATCCTAAAGAACAAGATTATAATCAATTAAGCACTCATAGATGTTCTAGAGTTCAAGAGTTAGATAAAACACCGCATAAGATAATAAATGATTCTTTAACTGAATGTGATGAATCTGGAGCAGCTTGTGGAACAAGCGTTTCCTTTTATTTTAAAGAGAAACCTTCAAAAAATGATGCATCAAAATATCCAGATGTTGCCGTTCAGGAAACTTCAGCTGGTCATGTTTTTGAAATAGATGATACTGCAGGAAATAATAGAATACGTGTTTTTCATTCATCTCACACATATTATGAGATAGAAAATACGGGAACTTTAACGTTAAAAACTGTAAAAAACTTTGAAAGATTCGTAGAAGCTGATGATTATGAAAATATTAAAGGCAATAAATTAAAAAGAGTTGTGGGTAATGAAAAAACTGGTATTGATGGAAATCGTGAAACCTTAGTAAAAGGTAATGTGGAACAAGCTATTGTTGGTAATCAAACCGAAGGAATTTCTGGTAACGTTACTAGAAAAGTTTGTGGAAAAGAAGATGTTAATATTTCAGGCGGATTTAATATGAACGCTAACCCAAAAGCAAAAATTCATGCAAGTGCTGTTTTTATAGACAGCTATGTCTATTTAGGATAAAGGAACACAATGGCTACAGCTAAAATGATAACTACCATAACTGAAAAGATCTCTACTTCTGGTCCGGGAACTCCTCAGTTAGATGCACTTAATGGTATATTAAGAACAGCAAAAACTAGTTGTATAAGTCAAACTGGATTTTTAACTGAGGCACTTAGTCAGTATAATCAAATAAGAAGCTTATTAAATTCAGCATCTTGTACCGTACATTGGAGTACTTTTGATTTTGCAGGAAGAATAGCTATGGGTGACTTCATGGATGATTCCATGACAGAATTACTTGGAACTAATCCTTCAGCAGCGTTAACAAAAGCAAACAATTTAATAAATTCTGCATGTTCTATGATAAATGGTCTTATGAATTTTGTAAACATGATGAAAAATTTCATGCTTCAGATATATTCACTTTTAGACTTTCTTAAAGGAATAGGAGATTTTGATATTGATTGTAATTTTGGCGATCTAGTTACATTATTATCTCAAACACCTAATTTTTCACCTTCAACATCGTTTCCGTCTTATATGGAAGGTCATTTAAGAAAAACCGAAAGAATAATCGGAAAAATGTACGGAAATAAATCTAATGGCACTAGAAATATAAAAGCTTTAAATGAAGTTCAATTGACTAGATATCCGACAGAAAATATATCTTTAGCAGATATTTTGAAGTATAGTAAAGTGAATATTGATAGTGCGGAATATGACCCAGATTTTGGTTATATGTATGACGCTGGTGTTAGATATGACCAAGAATTGGTAGATATGCAATCTAGACTAGTAAATGCTTTAGTTGCTGAAGCTGGAGATATTGGAACTTCAGAATTACAAACTCAAGGTTTTTGTTCTATTTCAGGAAATGATACTAAAGAAGCGTGTTTAGCTGCTGGTGGTATTTGGACATTAAATGATGATATATCAAAAACAGTAAAAAAAGTTCCTAGAACATGGTATGTAGAATCTGATATAGATTTTATGAATTTAGATATTCTAGCTGGTGATAATGTAGAAGATAAAAGAAATGGAACATTATATATAAAAACACATGAAATAATTCCAGAATTGTTTTCTGATGTAATGATTCAAGGTTGGGCAAATCATGTAGCCCCATTCAATTTCATTTTAGATAATAAAAGCAAAAAGGGTGATAATTCATTCATAACTCTTCAAGATATTCCAAATCTAGAAAAAATATTGATTAGAGCTAAAACTGACTATGATAATTCAATTTATAAAAAGACTATAACAATAGCTAAATATACTGATTCATTATCTAGATTAGCTGAGACGGGAGAAACCCCATCAGTAATACAAGATTATTTAACTTTTATGAATTCATATGACTTAAGAACTGTAAATTTATACACATTATATGAGATTTTGGATAATAATCCAAACAAAATTGGTAGATTAAAATGGATTATTGAAGCTGGTAAAGACGCTATTGCTAATAAAACAAATAGCTTCACTAAAAATGATGGTATAAATGGGAATATAACTCTTACTTTTCCATTATCATCATATGATTATGAAAATATAAAGAACAATGACATAAACAATAGCAATGAATTTATAAGCACAGATATTTCAAAAATTAATTCATTTAATTATCATATAAAACAATTTTATGATGAATTCAAAAACTTTGATGAATTTATTACTAACTTAACCGAAAAGATTACGGAAATGGATTCAAAATATAATGATTTCATTATAAAAAATTCATTATCAGATGCTTTATATTACGGAACCAAAAAATCTTATGATTACCCAGGTAAAAATATAATTAGAATAGGGGACGGCAAAGTTTATTTAGCTTTTTCTAATCCACACATTCAAATAACAAACGAAGTTTCCGAAAATCCTTCTTTGAATTTATTTCATGGCGATGTTTGGCAAGATAGTACTACACATAAAGTTTACATGTATTTGAGATTACTGGGTAGCACTTCATCTACATTCACTTATGAATGGAAAGAGATTGGAAGTACTGTTCAAATTTTTAGGGATTTAAATGAAGATCCCATAAATGTAACTTTAACATTAGATGCTTCGGTTTTTTCTAATATTGATAACAAAACAAATACATACTCATCTAATGATGGAATAGACCCAGCTGCTACTTGGAATGAGTATCAATCATGGACTAATATTGGAGATATTTGGTTAGATTCTAGTGATTCTGCTTTAGGTATTAGACAAAAAGTATATTCATATAATGGAACTAATTTCGTTTGGACTCCTTTGTTATCAAATAACCCTCCTATTATTGCTCCAGTAGTAATAAATACAGCTGAAGATACTGCAATTACTGGAAATATGTTGAATGGTGTTTTTGATATTGATGGTGATAGTTTCTATCTAGATAGCATCAAAATAAATGGAACAGAAATTTCTACGAACCCTAATTTAGCTAGTGTTGATGTTCATATATCTGGATTTGGTTTGTTAAAATTGATTGGAAATAAAGGTGATTATTATTTTTATCCAGATCAAAATGTAAATGGTTCATTTAGTTTCAGTTATAAAGTAATTGATTCTAAAGGAGCATCTAGCGTTTCGTTATGGACTATATATATCACTCCCGTCAATGATAGACCTGTTATATCAGGGCCAATCAATGTGGTTTATAGCGCAGATGTGTTGACTACTCAATCTATAAATTTATTGCAAAATGCTTCAGATCCAGAAAATGATGAATTGTTTGTATCAGATATAGAATGTTTGACTGATAATGATAAAGCTGGTCAGTCTGGTATTGAAAAATATTTTACAACATCTAATATATTGAATGTGCTGCCATCATATTATAAAGATATATTAAAAAGATCTGAAACAGAAATTATAAATTATACTTATTCAATAACAGATGGTTATTCACCTAAAGCGTTCACTGGATTGACTATTTCAATAACTGGTATCAATCACGCTCCAGTTTTAAATGAGGTTATTAAAAATTATAATTTCTTTGCAGATGTTAATTCCACTGATATTTTATTATCAGATTTAGCTACAGATTTTGATGGAGATATTTTAAATATTTCAGATTACGTGAAATTTACAGATCCGAAAAATTCATTATCTGCAAACGTTACAAAGTTTGTGATAAATCCATCCAAATATTATAATGTTTTGAAAAGAGGTGAAGTTCAAAATATATCAGCTAATTATAAAGCTAATGATTTGAATGGTGGGTTTTCAGATTTAGGAACATTGAATTTTAAAATAACTGGAGTTAATCACGCCCCAGAAATAACACAAGATTATGGGGTTAGTTTTATAAAAACTGATGCATCTTCCAATATAGATATGCTAAAATATGCTATTGATTTTGACGATGATGTATTACTTGTAGAACCAAATAGTATCTCAATAACTGGAGACGATGCTGGGATAGCTATTAATAATAACATAATTACAGTAACACCATCTTCGTATTCGACAATAACAAATCCTGAGATCATAACAATATTTTTCAAAGTTAAAGATGAAATGAATGTAGAATCTAATCTAGGAAAAATTATTATAACTATAAATCCTCAATAAATATTTTAAAAGGATAACATTATGCCACCAGTATCTAGACAGGGTGATACTTGTAATCATCCTTGTTGGTCATCTCATGTAATTCAAATGGGGTCCAACAATGTTTTTACTAATAACATTCCTACAGCTAGGCTTCAAGATCCGGTAACTACTCATTGTTGTGTTACTTGTCATTCTGGAACATTTTGTAAAGGATCTAACAAAGTGTTTGTTAATGGAAAACCATGTATTAGAATAGGGGATTCTGTGGATTGTGGATCTATGTCTGCTATGGGGTCATCTAATGTATTTGCTAACTAAAGGACTATAATGAATGAAGAATTTTCTTTAAAAGCGACATCTCTACCTGATTTACCTAAAGGAAATCTTAGTATTTTATCTTTAGAGGAGAAGATAGATAAAGTATTATCTATATTTGAATCTATAGATGAAGTTGATGGTTATACCGTGGTTAAGTTTAAATCTAAAATAATTTTAGGTTCTGATAAAGAATTAGGGTTAGTTTCTGGAACTAATGTGGTTATAAAAACTATTGATGGCGGAATCTTTCTTAATTGAATAAATAATTAAAAAGATGGAGTTGTTAATGAAATATTCTGATATATCTCCGGATTTCGTGACTCATTCTATAATTGACAAAGATAGTATAAGAAATTCTATAAAAAATCTAATATTGATAAAGAAAAATACTTTGATGGGTAATGTCTTGTTAGGTTCTAGAGTTACTGGCTATTTGTTCAAAAATATGAATCTAGCAGATCAAATAAATTTAGAATTGGAAATAAAAACAGTTTTAAAAAATCACGAACCGAGAATAAAAGTAGATTCAGTGTCCATAATATTAACAGATAATAATGAATTATTTTGTAATATTTTTTATACAATTTTAGAAAGTTTTGAAGAAACCCAAGATTCCGTTAGAATCTTGTTAGAAAAAGGAGTTTATTAATGTTAGAAGTAGTTCCATTCAATTTTGAAGAAATAAAAGAATCTTTAAAAAATAAAATGAAAGAGTCTGATGTATTTAAAGATGTTGATTATGAAGGTTCTAACATTTCTGTGTTGATAACATTATTAGCTTCAGCAGCTCAAATTGTTAATGCAAATACATCTTTTGGTATTAATGAGATGTTGCTTACAGATGCTGTAGATCGCACAAATATTCTCAAAGTGGCTAGAAATTTAGGTTATGAGGCGTTAAGAAGAAAATCTGCAGAATTTGAAATAACATTAGTTCCTAAACTAAATATCAATGATTGGCCAGCCAATGAAATTACCTTTAGAATTTCTAAATACACTCGTTTCAAAGCTTCTAATAATCTTTACTGTTATTACATGGGTGAAGATTTTGAAAGAACTATAACTAAACAAGATATTTTAAATTACAACGAAAATTCAAGAATAAAATTGAAAGTCAAAGAAGGTATTTTAATTAAAAATACTGATAGAGATGATTTTAATTATGTAATTAATACCTTTGTAGATTATAATGGAGAAATAAAAGTAGAATCATCGGTATTGATCTATGAAGAAAATATCGAAGAAGATGGAATCGAAGTTTTTGTAACCTCTCCAGATGACATAAATGTATATTTTCAGGAAGAAATTCCTACAATGGTTCCTAAAAACTCATTGTGGGTGAGAACAGCTAATTCAAATGGCTTAATTAAAGATATCGCTCAAGAAACTAACATTTATATAGCAAAAGCTGAAGGTTCATCTAACCTTATGAAAGGTGAATGGGAATTTTTAAGTTCTTGGAGAAATTCAACAAATAGTGTAATTAAAAACTATAAAAATAATCCACTGTTAGATATTCAATCCGTAGATCCTATGAAATCTAGACCATTCACTAAACGTACATATTTTGTAGTTGATGATGAAGTTGATAACAATAAAGATAGTTTTTTACCTTTGTTAGATTTTGACACTAATTTTTTAAGATTATATTTTAGTTATGGAAGAACTGGAAAAAATTTATATCCAGGATCTAAAGTTAGCGTTAATGTATTAAAATCATCTGGATCTTTAGGCAATGACATTACATCCATTGAAATAGAAGATGAATTGTTAAAAGAAAATCTAGTTTTAGAAACTGGTTCTGCACCTATAATGGTTTCAGTAGGTTCAGATGAAGAATCTAATGAGAGCATAAAAATAAATGCTCCAGTTTTTTACAACACTGCAAACCGAGCAGTTACTGCTAGAGATTACCAAGCTATATGTGAAAGACGAACTGAAATACAAAGATGTGCTGTTTGGGGTGGGGAACAAAAAATAGAAAAAGAAATTGGAAACGTCTATTTATCATTCTTGTCAGCTGTAACCGCACAATTTTTAGATAAATTTAATCATGATAATTATAATAATGTTTATAGATTAGAGAAAACGGATCTATATGACCAAAATGGTGTAGCTTTAGAACCAGATTCAGCTTCTTATTATGACACCAATTTTTACTTGACAGAAACTAATATTTCTGATATAATTAAGTACTTAGAACGTTATAAAATAATGACTATGAGTTTGATTCATAGAAACCCAGTCTTTATAGATGTTGATTACAAAATAAAAGTTATGAGATATTTGACTGACAGAAAAAATACTCAACAAGCTATATTTAATGTAATTAATTCTTATTTTAAATCTGATATGAATGAGTTCAATGTTGAATATTTTAATTCTAACATAATTAGAATGGTTGATAATCAATTAGGTAATATATCTGGAGTTGAAATTGATGCTGAATTTTCAATAAATTTAAGCTCAGGAAATTTCATTAAAGTTAATGACAATTACATGTTTCAATTTTATTTAGAATTTCCATTTGAAGACTTATATGATAATACCGTGCAAAAATTAGTTATTCCAGAAAACTTGCCAAATATAGACACTGTAGATTTTATTAAAAGCTCTACAAACTCTGTAGATCATTCATTAGTTGTAGACTTTACTAGAATAAAACATTCCATTGATGTTACTGTTCCATATGAAATAAATGAAATTTCTGAGTTATCAAATTTAGTAGTTTTGCCTATAGTTTTTGCAGGTAAAGATGTTGGTATGTATATCATTAGAAATTCTGATTTAGATTCTAATAATTACATTAGAGTTGACTTATGGATAAATAATGGAGAAAATGATAATAGCGTTTTTGCTAATTCTACATTATTAAAGAGCTATTTTTCACAACCACAAAAAATAAGATTAGCTAATAAAACAGACAATTTTAGATTTATGAGAAACAGTCTTCCAAGATTAAATAGCGTTGAATTTTTATAAGGGGGAATTAAATGACAAGAGAATTAGAAGTAGTCTTAAATGCATTAGTTCCAGATCATATAAAAGAAAATAATCCAGTAGTTTCTGAATTATTTAGAATATTTCTTGAATTTATTAATGAAACTTCATACGCCAAAGTTTCTAATCTATCAAATCTAGTAACTGCAATTCAAGAAGATGAAGCTGAAGATAAATCATCATTCAGTTATTATCCAGTTAACAAAAGAGAAAATATAGAATTAAAAATGGCATTCGTAAATCTTTTTACTAATAATTTAAAAGATTTTTATGAAGTCATGAAAAATGATAAAGAAATAGACTCTAAATTAGAACAATATGCAAGATTACTAGGTCTAGAAAAATCTGCATTGTATGATTTAACCAAGTTAAATGTAAACATTGATGAAGAAGTTATATCATGTTCTAAAAATTTAGCTCAAACAAAAGGTACAAATATACCATTTGATTTTTTATGTAACTTAATTGAAAATGAACAATTAGATCCTGGTATAGCGCCAATTGGAGATATAAAGGTTTTTGACCACAAAAACCCAGATACTGGAGAAGCTGAAGTATTGAAATATGAAGTAGAATCTTCTCTTCATAATGTAGTGTTCAATAAAGCTATAAAACCTTTGGTACATCCAGTTGGATTTGAAGTGATTTACACTAGAGTATTGAAATTATTAATTTCTGATTATTTCAACCTTAATGTAGAAAATTACGGATATAATGTTGTAGTAAAACAACAAAATGGAAGAACTTATAAATGGACTGATGTTTTAGATGCTTCTGGAAATGTAACTAATCAATCTATAAAAACATTCTCTTCTAATATGAATGAATATGGAATAGAAGAATTGGACATACGTTTTATGTCCGGAGAACGTTTATATAGAATAGCTAATGGAGACCTGATTTATTATGATGTAAACGGAACACCTCATAAATGGCCTAAAAAATATTATGATGTAGAGTATGCTTTCCGTAAAAGAATAACCGTTTTGACTAAAGATGTTAAAATAGATCATCATTGGAGCTATTGGACAGATGCATATGAAGTTTCTCATCGAAATGGAACTACTGTTATTGAATTTGTTAGAGATTATACCGAAAAAGTAGATCATATAGATGATACTAAATCTTTAGAAGATGTCAAAGAATATACAGAGCCAATTTTAGTTACACATAATTCTATATTCAGACCAGAAGAATTTCCAGAGCCAACCGAATCAAAAACATTAGATATGACTAAATATATTTGGATGAATAATCCTAAATACATTGGAGTAGGTCCAAATGTTGGGACATTCAAATTAGGTGATCCAGTAAAAATTAATGAAGATGAAGAGCAGTTCTGGGTAGATATGGATTATTATATCAAGTACTATCAAAAAGCTCTTGATGATGTAAAAGATGAATTATTAAAAAATAAAGATTTGTTATTCACTTATTCAACTAGAATTGGTAGACGTCGAATAGGAAGATGGTTAGGCGGTTCGGATCCAAGAAAAAAAGAAGATACCAGAGACGTCCCGAATTTGACAGGTGCTGCATTAAGAGCAAAAATAAGCTCATTGAAAAATGATATTTTTAGCAATGAAACAGATATAAAAACTATTGAAGATGCATTATCCAAAGTTTATAGCGGCAGAGAAGAGTTTTACTTCATTGTAGAAGGGGAAACGTTAAAAGATGATTATATATTAAGTGAAAACATTGAAAAAACCGATAATCATTTTTTAACAGACACTGGTCATATCACGGATGAATTGGTATCAACTACGATGTTGATTGATATGTCAAATGCAGATGGTATGACTTTAGGTTTAGATGCTTTAGGTTCTAAACCTTTAGGATATGAAGATTCATTAGACACAGAAGATGGAGCTGGGATTTTCACTTATGTTAAAAATCAAGATGGTTCATTTTCTTTAGTTGATTATTTGAGCTTCATTGGTGATGCACTTACCTTGGACTCTGAAATTATTAGCGATTATAAAAGAATGATTTCTGAAATAGATTTAGATATCACAGATATAACTATGAGAATAAATGAAATAGTTGGAATTTGGGGAGTATATGAACGAACCAAACTCAGATTGGAACGTGATGAAATGATAAAAACCAAACAAGCTATTCAAACAGAGTTAAATAATATCTTAAATAAATACAATTAATTAATTAAAAGGAAACTATAAATGTTATCAGATAAAATTCAATTTCAAGGACATTTTACAGTCCAAGCATATAATGAAAAAGATGAATTGATAGAAGAATATTCTGAAAAGAATCTAATCATGGACGCAGCTAGAAAAAATATGGCTGAATTAATTGCTGGATTAGCTGTAGGAAAAGTCATCAATCGTTTCATTTTAGGAACTAGAGGACATGTAGGAACTGATTTATTGTCTCCTAAAGTAGTTGGTGGAGCATATACTGAAGGTAGCTTCGATTCTTCTAAAACAAGATTGTATTCAGAAGAAGCTCCAGGTGGTACTCCTTACTGGTACGTAGATTTTATTCCAAATCCATTGGGTGGAAATGCTACAGTTCAAAGTGTAGTTAATACAGTAAATGGTTCAGAAACCACTTCAGATGTAGTTGTTAATATTGGCGTTTCTGGAAAAGAAACTACTTATACAATTACAGTTCCTGTAACTAGTGCAAACAATCCAGCAGGTCCAGTTGCTTACACAGAAGCAGGATTAGTATCAGTTGCTGGTGGAGATGTTGATTTGTTTTCAATGAAATGTTTCCCAGCAAGAGTTAAGGAAGATACTGTAAAATTAGTAATTGTTTGGAAAATTATATTTTAAATTAAGCATATATATGTTATAATAATAAAAAGATTATAACATATATGGATAGATTAGAATTATTAAAACAATTTTACCCAGATGGTGACATTTCTAAAAGATGTACCCAAGACACATCTAAATATACTACATTTGAGATGGAGTTAAAAAATCTAACTCCATTTCTCCCTAACAATACCCCCTCACGTACTAGATTATTTTATATAAAATTAGATTTACACGAACCACAATTTTGCAATAATCCCTCGTGCAATAATCTAGTTTCACCTGATAGAAATAACAAATTCAAAACATATTGCTCAAATGAATGTCAGCGCACTTGTACCAATAATCTATTAAAATCAAATTCAAAGAAACACGAAGAATCCATTTTAAGAAAAGAATCTAATGTATGTAGATATTGCGGAAAACAATTAGTTTATGTTAGAAAAGAAAATAAGCACAGATGTACTAATTTTTTGTGTAAGGTTATTGAAAAATATTCACTTGATAGGAGTTTTCTTGAGATTGATAAGGTTAGTTCAAAATATCTACATAATTTATTGGATTTATTGAATATACCATATAATAAATCTTTAAATATATCTGAATTAAAATATTGCCTGAAAAATAATTTAACTACCCCTCCCGAGGGTTTTACAACTGAACATTTATATATTAAACAACAAGCTTTTATAGATAGACAGAAAAATAAACTACTAGATCACAATATATTGCTATCTAATAATTTTTTTCCTTATGAACTTCATTGCCAAACTTGCAAAAATGTATTTACTCATTCATTAAAGAATGTAACCTATAATCCATGCAAGATGTGTAATCCAAAACCATACGGGACATCGTATGCTGAATTAGAAGTTAAAGAATTTATAGAATCTTTAGGTTTTAGAACTGAAGCTAAAAGATTGCCAGGTGTAAATGAAATAGATATTTTTATACCTGAGTTAAATATAGGTTTTGAATATAATGGATTATATTGGCATTCAGAATCTATGGGAAAAGACAAAAATTACCATTTAAACAAACAGAAAATAAGTGAAGAATTGGGAATAACATTATTTCATATATTTGAACATCATTGGTTGAATAAACAAGAAATAGTTAAATATAATTAAGTCTAAATTAAAAAAATTATCTACAAAATGTTATGCCCGTCAAGTCACTATAAAAGAAATACCTAATAATATCAAAAACGAATTTTTAGAAAATAATCATATCCAAGGAAAAGATATATCATCTGTAAAGTTAGGGGCTTATTTAAAAGATGAGCTGGTGTCCGTAATGACATTCAAGAAATCCTCATATAAATCCGGAGAGATTGAACTATCTAGATTTTGCACTTTATTAGATTTCCATATCCCAGGAATGTTTAGTAAATTTTTATCATATTTTAAATTAAATTATGAATCAGAAAATATAATATCTTATGCTGATATATCTAGAAATCCTGGGAAAAAAGTTTATGAGGAGTTTTCTAAGAAATCGGAAATAACTCCTCCATCTTATTGGTATTTTAAAGATGGAGAGGTTTTTCATAGATCTACATTTATGAAACATAAACTAAAAAAAATTACTTGAAGTGTTTGATTCTGAGTTAACGGAATATGAAAATATGCTAAATAATGGATATGGATAGATATTGGGATTGTGGCACTATAAAATATTTCCTATAAATATATTAATTAGATAATAGGAAAAATAATGCCGATTAACATATCTCTTTTAAAAGAAGGCGATAAACGCCCAGACAATTTCAACACTCCTCTTATTCAGCTCAATCAAGGAAAAGAAGATAGAATTCCTTTTCCGGAAAAATCCGGGCTAGTTTTAACTTCAGATATTAATGGTAATAAAACCTGGATTGAAAACATTAAATTAGGGAATACTAGCTCTACTGCTTTTAGAGGAGATTATGGTCAGATTGCATTCAATCATAGCCAATTACCTCACGATTATTATGCAAAAACTGGTGGCAAGATAACTGGTGATGTTGAAATAACCGGAACATTAACATTGAGTACCACAAATAAAATTCAAGCTGTATCTGCTGATACTGTAGTAACATCTAATGGGTTTTTGAAAGTGGTTGGATTAGGAATAAAATTAGATTCACCTACGAATGATTTTACAATTCGTCCATATAATGGCGTAAATACTAAAGGAGTAGGTTTATACATCAACTCTGATTTATTTAGTTTCGGTAAATGGCAAGAAGGTCAAGGACCTCAAGATGAAATGGTTTTATTTTCTAGTATGCCTAAAGTTTATATCGGTGACCAAGTTAGAGCTCAAAACATTTCAGCACCTATAATTACTGCAGGTACATCTCAATTGGATAGTACTGGATTATCTATAGGGGGGCATAAAGTTATTGATTCTTCAGGAACAATATCAGGGGCTAATATTGATTTAGTTGCAGATTATGAATCTCCGTGGATATATGTATCTGGTGGTAATACTTTTTCAATACCACATAATTTAGGAATTAGACCTCGTTTTTATCAAATAGTTTTTTCACATGATAATTCAAATTCAGATACTAAACAAGTGTTTACTATACCACATATTCAAACAACTGCTAATAATTATTGGTGGTATTGGTGGTACGGTTGGAATGGTTATGGCGCCAATTGTTATACATTGGTAGAGTCTTACGATAATATACATTACTGGATAAGAACGGGAGATGGTGGAGTTTATACGAACGCAAACAATCGTTATAGTTCAGGTTATGTAAAAATAATGTTTTGGAAATAAGGAGAAAATATGTACATTTATTATAAACCAAATGGTGACATAGTTTCTATGGCAGAAATTGAAATTGTAGTTGACGGAGCAAAACAATTAAAAATTGATGAGGAAATAGATCCTCGTGATTATATAGTAATTAATGATGAACTACAAAAAAGATCTATACAGTTGCAAACAGTGACCGTAAATGAAGAATTGAAACCTTTAGATGAAAATACAATTTTCTTGAATGCTACAGATTATAAAGTAATAAAATATCGAGATCAATTGGATTTGGGAATAACTCCAGATTTAACAGAATCGGAATATATTGCATTGTTACAAAAAAGACAAGATGCCAGAAATGCAATATCTGCAAGTAAGGAGATTAAATAATGACTAGATATTTAACTACAGAAGCTGAGTTCATATCACTATTGGCAAAAAATGGTGAATGGGCTTCAGAACAAAACATAAACAAATCTATCCTTGTTTTGAAAAATGAACAACTTGATATGAACCGAAGAATGAATTTAATCTTCGGGGAACGTCCAGCTGAGTGGTCGGAAACCACTGAATATTATTTAGGGGATTTAATTCAATTTTCAGGAATATATTATGTTTGTGTAAAAGATAACACAGGTAGACAACCCGATTTTAATCCAGAAGAATGGGAAATTGTGCCCATTGATATTGATGCAGACCAAATAGCATATAATAGATATATCATACAAGATAAAGATCCACAAACAGAAGATGATACTATTTGGACTTTAAAGCAATTACAAAATCAAATCCTTTATACTGAAAGACCTGCAAATGTTTTTGCTGCTATAAATGGTTTAGATAGATTAAAAGCAAATATAAATGGAAATCCACAAGAGTTATTTTTAGTTAAAGACAGTGATAATGCATTATCTGCAGTAACTCGACAGTGGGCTTTGGTTCAACTGGATACAAGAGCTGCTGTAAATGGAAGCAATCTTATAAATTTTAATGTTGCGGTTCCAACAGCAAGCACACATGCTACTCCTAAATCATATGTAGATGATTTAGGAAAAGATTTTGATAATAAATTGTTAAATTATGCAGCTATAAATGGAAACAGTTCTAAAGTATTTAATGTATCTACTCCAGTTTTAGCTACACACGCTGCAACTAAAGGATATGTAGATACAGAGCTTCAAAATGTTATAGCAAATGGAAGCAATAATATTATTAAAAAAATTGATAAAGTTATAGTGGCAGGACAAGAAGCTAGTACATCAGTTGGTGTGACTATGGAATCTGGAAAAGTTATGATTTATTCTGGATCTGTTTTGATGTATGAAGGTGTGGATTATACATTAAGCGGAAGCGTTATTATTTGGACAACTAATCGTTTCATAGGTGAGCGAATAACTATTTTGTTTTTAGAAGAGGGTGCATTAACTGCAATTTTAGATCCAATTTATGTTAAACAAACTGGCGATGAAATGTCGGGTATTTTGAAATGTTCAGTATTACCAACAACAGATTCAGATTTAACTAATAAACAATATGTAGATTCAACCCAAACAAAATCTAATACTTACACCGATAATAAAATAGCTGAAGTTAATAATTTCTTAGTTCCTCCCGGTGGTATTATATCTTTTTCAGGTACAGCTATAGAGTTAGCTAACTTGGCTCCATATTGGTATCTTTGTGATGGCTCTAATCAAACACCGGACCTTAGAGGTAGATTTATTTTAGGTGAAGGATTCATAGGTGCTGATAATTTTGTTTTTGGGCAAGCCGGTGGAAGTGTAAATAAAAACATTTCTGTAGACAATTTACCTCCCCATAATCATGAATTGTTAATGGGGCAAGAAGGACCTAGCGCGCATAATGCACCTGATGGATATGATGAATTGACACTCAAACCGGTTACTCCTGGAGTTTCTGGAAATAAGACTGTTGTAAATACAACAGGTGCAGGACAACCAATCAATATAATGCCACCATATTATGTTCTTTCATATATTATGAGATCTAAATCTTAAGGAGAAAATATGCCAACAAAAGCTAAATTAGAAAGGGTAGAGCAGCCAGATCTATCTGGATATTTAACTACTGACCATTATAATCAGCTAGTTTCTATGATAAACGGAGCAAATGCTGCGGCTGCTCAGGCAGCCCAAGAGGCATCGAGGGCAGCTAGAGCAGCCGACGTAAAATACGGAACTGTCTCATCGGTAGGTCAATTAACCCCCGGAACTTATTCACACAATTTGGCTGCAATCACTGGTACAAGCGGTCCTGATTGGGTTTACTCAATGATAGTCACTTCTACTGGATCAACCGAAGCTACTCAAGGATATTCAAATACTGTAGTTGGAAATCCATCGTTTTCTTCACAGGTTTTCGGATCTACTGGAATCGTTACAATAACAGCTACAGCCGCTACAGGTTATAGAGCAAGACAAGCCTCATTATCTTATACAATTGCAGTTACTGCAAGACACCCATAAAGGAAAATAATGTTCAGTGTTGGATATACATCAGGAATTTCAGAAATTTTTGATATAATAGGTTATGATTTAGTCAATGATGTTTATTTCTCAATAAATCATCATTTAACTAATTCTGCTAGAATTCAGGAATTCTCTCAAGAAATGCTTAATGAATTGATAAAAATTAAGTTCAATAATGTGAAGTTACATTTAGTAATGAATGGTTACACATACAATCAGCAAATTTATTTGGACGAAAATGTAGATGCTTTGATAAATATTATCGGAATGTTACCTATAGATATTTTAACAATTAATAACACCATTTTATTGAAAGAGTTAAAAAATCGAGGATTATCAGAAAATATTGAAATAAAAAATTCTGTTAATAATAAATTAAAAACCTTAGAAGATGTCATTACATATCATACATTTTTCAATATAAATTCTATTATGTTAGATAGATCTTTAAATAGAAATGAAGATGAATTATTAAAAATAATTGATTATTGTAAACTTAATAACATTAAAACTACTATTTTGTTAAATGAAGGTTGTATTCCAAATTGTCCTTATAAATCAGCATGTGATGAAAGCATTTCAAATAATCTTAATTCTGTTGTAAACAAAATTTCCAGATTGTCATGTGGAGGGGATTTTGATCTTAATCCATCTATAACATTAAAATCACCATTTGTAATTCCAGGTACTTTAAATAAATATAAAGATATGGGAGTAGATTATTTTAAAATAGCTTGTAGAGGAAAACCATTAAATGAAGTTTTTGATAGAATAAAAGCTTACTTTTTTGATAACTTAAATATAAGTATTTTTAATTTAGTAGATACTAACCCAAACGGAATTTACAAAAGAATATTCACTCATCATTTAAATGACCATAATTTCTATGAGAAAACAAGAAATTGTAAAAATAAATGTCATGAATGTAATTATTGTGATATAATATATAAAACTATAGCTAAGGAAGTTTTGAAAAATGATTAAACATTATTTAACCCAAGAAGAAAGAAATGCATATCAAAAAATATTTGATAAAAACAAAATGGAGGTTTTCTCTAAATACGATACTGAAAAATTCTTGACTTTATTGATTGATGCTAAATCTAATATAGTTAAAGGGTATCATTATTCAGATTATGCATTAGAAGATATTAATGTTCCGAATATGGTAGCAGTTCATTTGGGAAAAGTAGATTATGACACTTACAGACTAGCTGTTATGTGTATAGATGATTTTTTAGATAGTTTTCCAGTTTATGATTTTGATAAAAAAGTTTTAGGTTTGGTTAGAATAGATATATCTGGTTCTAATTGTTTTTTCAATGAACTAACTTCTAAATGGAGTTTAAATGAAGGGGAAACTGTTTATAAATTTAACTACTTTATAGACGACCCTATTGATAGTATAAAACATTATGAAAACATTTATATAAAAATGCAAGATAAAACTCCAGAAAATGCAGAGATAAACGGAAAAGTTAAATTAAAAATAAATTTATCTGAGAGAGGAAGCTTCACTATTAAGAACAATAAAGGTTCTGAACAGACTTTCAAATTAAAAGCTACATTGGCCAGTGAAGATTCTATTTGGTTAGTTAAATATATTACGGTGAATTAATATAATAAGTTAGAAAGGGTTCAACTTCCCTTTATATTCTTTTAATCTAGTTAGAGCGATTATTACATTAATGATAAAAATGCATCGGATAAAAATTATAACCGAATACATTCCTTAATATTATCTTAATCAAAATTACTATCTGTATATGAATCATTATTTTCTCTATATGAATTCCAGTCTTCAAATTCATTTTTGTAGACTGAATCATCAATATCATCAAAAGAACCAAATGCAAACATTTCTTCAAATGTAGCATCTTCCTCATCTTCTTCTGAATCAGAAAACATATTATCAATGAATTTCTTTTGGTCATCCATATTTTTAATATCCATAATAGGAGCAAATGAAATTGCTAATGCCATTATTAAATCATCATGATATCCATCATCGGCTTGATATTTTCCATTTATTTTTAGAAAATGGAAAAGTTCTTCTATAGTTTCTTTATCATTTAAAACCAACCTATCATTTTCAAGAAACGTTTTTAACATACTTAATATTACTTTTCTGGACTTTCCTGAAGTTCTGAATCCATAATATCTTTTAGCTTTTCCATCTTTACCAGGTTTGTCTTTATAAACGTTGTCATAATCATAAGTTTCTGTGACTGTGTCTACTAATGATTGTCCGGCACCTTCATTATTTTCTACAACTAAAAAGGCATTATTATATTCTCTACATAGCTCAGTTAATGGGCCAGCGAGCTTTAAATAACTTATATCTAAATTAGCCGCTGCTACTTGCACAAATGGAAATTTAGTTACGTCTATCATTTGAATTGCTATTTTGTCTATACCATCTTTAGCACTATCCACAGAACATATGTATTTGTGAGAAGGTTCGGGCTCTTTATAAACTCTTAACTCATCGACATTATTGTTTTTATATAGAACTGGTGTTGAAATTATTCTTTGAAGACATTGATGAGAAACTAATGTATCCGCAGATCCACTAAATTTACAACCATAATTTTGCTCAAAAAATGTTAGTCCTTTATCTGCTATAATATTTTTACGCCACGTTTCGTCTCTACCAGGTACTTCATTCCATTCCATTTCTGTTAATGTATATCCATTAACATTTAATCGGCTTCCTTGAACTAAGTCATAGAAGTGGTTCATACCTTTAGGTGTACTAGAAATGATTATCTGTGAGTTTTCAATAGCCTCTACAGTAGGGAATACGGAGTCTTCAAATTCTTTCCATATGGTCGGTCTAATAAACGCTGTTTCATCTATGTATAACATTCCTAATGAGAAACCACGAAATGAATCCCCATTTGTCGCACTGGTTAAAATCCTTACGCCATTTTCAAATTCAATAGTTTTCTTATTCCATGTTGTTACTCCAGCCATAAGCCAAATAGGTAAATTGATAAAAATATTTTTTATTTTATCCAAAACTTCTACAGCCATACCTTGTTTGTTTGCAGCTATTCCTATAGTCATATCTTTTGAAAATAACGCTTTCCATAGAAGGTAAGTGGCAATAGTAACTGTTTTCCCAGATTGTCTACCAAACAAGACTATATTACGCTTTGAATTTAACAAATCGACTTCTAATCTTCTTTGATATTCACGTGGCTCTGGTCTATCATAACCTTTTTTAGTTAAAATTATACAATAGTTAGCTCTAAAATATTGATAACTATTAGCACATTTTATTATTTCTTCAATATGCGGCTGAGTTAATTGTAATTGTGTAAATGATGGTTTTAATGTTCTAACGCCATTAAATGAAATTCTATTTCCAAAAGCATCTAAATAATAACCTTCATGATCTTTGGGTAATTCTAATGATGTTATCAGTTTATCAATGTCTTTTAATCTCATAAAACTCCTTTATAAATAAATGAAACATTATATTTATAAAAAGGATAAAAGATGGGAACTCTCTACGAATCGTTGAAGAAAACCTTTATACCTAAACCTGAAGATCAAAAGAGTTTAACTGATTATGATACGGACCCATTAGTAATATCACAAACATTTAGCAAAAATTTTACAGCCGAAATATCTCCAACTATAGGATTTTTTGATGGAGATGATAAAAATTATGATAGATCTAATCAAGATTTAATGATGTCTGCTTTGGCAGAACAACGCAGATATATTGAAACGTTTAGAGATATTGTTACACATCCAGACGTTTCCGCAGCTGTTTCTGAAATAATGAATGAAATTGTATTTACTACAGGAAATGAATCATTAGTTAAAATTAATTTTTCTGACGCTAAAATGACAGAAGGTACTAAAAAAATGATTACTGATGCATTTGAAGAAATGTCCAGATTGTTACGTTTCGATTCTAATGCTTATAATTTAATATCTCAATGGTTTATAGATGGACAATTAAATATTCAAACAATCTATGATAATTCGGATTTATCTAAAGGAATAGTAAAATTAAATATTTTGTCTCCTTTAGATTTATATTTCGACAAAGCAAATAATGAATGGCTTTATATGATAGAAGAAACAGATCAATTCACTGGATTTGTTTCTCAATCAAAGTCTAAAATAAGATTTAAAATAGATGAAGTATTTAAAATAGATAGTGGGATTTACATAGAACCTAGCTTTAAGAAAAACCGTATGGGATCTGAAAAGTTGATTTTGAGTGAGTTATATACAGCAATAAAACCAGCAAATCAACTTAAAACTGTAGAAGACATGCTTATTCCTATGAGATTCAGCCGTTCAATTTCAAGACGAGTTTTTAATGTAGACGTAGGTGATTTAAATCCTCAACGTGCAGAACAAGCGTTAGAGAAAATAAAACAAAACTTCAAGTATAAAAAGTTTTATGATATTGAAAAAGGTACAATTAGTAACCAAAATCATGTAACTACATTGGTTGAAGATTATTGGTTCCCTAATAGATCTGGAGGAAGGGGCACGACCGTAGAAACATTGGATGAGACTGGAAACCTTGGTGAATTGGGTGATGTAATGTATTTTAAGAAAAAATTATACACAGCGTTAAAAATTCCTATGTCTCGAATTAACAATGAAATAGAAGGAAATTCAGCTGAATTTGATTTTAGCTCTACTAGCGTTCAAAGAGATGAAGTTAAATTCTTTGCATATACACAAAGACTAAGACGTAAATTTTTATCTTTATTTGAAGAGCTTATGTATAGACATTTATTGTCTCAAGGTAAAGTTACTAACCAAGAGTGGAATGAAATTTATGATAGTTTTACTTTATATTTTAGTAAAGAAAATACATTTATTCAAAATCTAGAAAGTGAAATGTTTAATAAAAAAATCGAAGCGTATAATAATGTTTCTGATTTAATAGGAAAAGTATTCCCAGTAGAATTTACATTCAAAAATATTTTGAAATTATCTGACGAAGATATAAAAGCTATGGGTGAACAAATAGAGAAAGAGAAAAAAGACCCACGTTATGCAGCTTTTTATAAAACTGATGAAGGCAATTTTTAAAGATTTCTAAAAAACATAAATAAATATGAATAAAAACAGAAAGGTTTAAAAATGGCGGAATTGTCAACAGACATTTTAGATCAAGCACATGATGGTAAATTTACCGATTTTGCTCAGACAGTAAAAGCAGTGTTAGATCAAAAAGTAAAAACACACCCTTATATTAAGGACAAAAAAGAAGAGCTCGATAACTTTTCAAGAATTAAAGATATCTTCGCACAGATAGACAAACGAACTTATCTTGACAAGGAACCGGAGCCAAAATCTTCTGAGGAATAAAGAATGAAACTTATTTTAGAGCAAGCTGTCCCGTTAGACGGGTATTGCGTAGAAGAACTTAATGAGTCTTCTAATGTAAGAAAGAAGTCATATTTTGTAGAAGGTGTTTTTTCGACAGCTAACGTGCAAAACGCTAACAAACGAATTTACCCTTCCAATATATGGAGACGTGAAGTTCAAAGATATCAATCAGTTATTAAAAATAATGGTTTAGAAACGCTTGGTGAATGGCAACATCCACCAAGAACTACAATTGATCCAATGAAGGCAGTCATCAAAATTGTTGAACTGCGTATGGAAGGTGATTTTGTTTACGGAAAAGCTAAATTATTAGATAATCCAGAATCAAATAGATTAAAAAATCTTATAGATGAAGGAATTAAAATTGGTATTAGTTCACGTGGAGTTGGATCTGTAGGGAGTGGTGGTATAGTTGAAGATTTCAAATTAATCACATATGACCTAGTAGATAACCCAAGTAACCCTGGTAGTTACTTAAATGGTTTAGCAGAGTCTCTTATTGTAGAGAATGGTATAGTACAAGATTTTGATTATTCAATATCAGAATCCGGAGATATTGAAAAAGTGACAATATGTAGCGAAAGCGGTTGTACTTTAGAAAATAAATCACTTGTACAAGAGTGTGCTAAAAATAAATTTGAAGAATTGTTTAAATCATTTTAATAAATAAAATTGTAATTATTAACAAAGGGATTAGATATGGAAAAAATTCTAAGTAAACTTGACGAAGCTGTTTTTACAGACGAGTTGAAAGCCGAAATTTCTGAATCTTTTAACGCTGCTGTTGATGCGAAAGTTGAGACATTAGTTGCTGAAAAAGTAGCTGCAATCGTTGAAGAAAAAGAAACTGAAATCACAGAAAAATTCATGACAGAAGCAAAAGAATATAAAGAAAAATTGCTTGAAAACCTAGATGAATTTTTGAGTCTTATCGCTGAAGAATACATCAGTGAAAATAAAATCACTATCGAAGAAAGTGTACAAGGTGAAAAACTTGAATCATTGTTAGAAGGCTTTAACGCATTGTTAATAGCTGGTGGCGTTGAAATCAAACAAATCGCTGAGAATCTTGATGATACTGAAATGAAAGCTCAAATTGCTGAAAGCACTGCAAAAATTGATGCACTAGTTGTTGAAAATTTGGATTTGAAAAAACAAAAAGCAGAACTTTTGAAAATGGGTCTTATCGCTGAAGTTAAAGAAGGATTAAGTGTTATTCAAAAAGAAAAATTTGACAAATTGGCTGCAATCGTAGAATTCAATTCTTCTGATGCTAGTGGATATTTGAAAAAATTAGAAACTTTGAGAGAGAGTGTAACTGCAGCAAAAGTTGAAGAAACACATACACATACACCAATTGTTGAAAACAAAGAACCAGAAGGTTCTGTATTACCTGCTTCAGTTGCAGATAGTTCACGTTTTTTCTAAAATATAAATAAATCAAATCAATTAACAAAGGAATTTAAGTTATGGATTTCAATCTTACTGAAAAATTTGAAAAGCAATTGTTGAGTGAAAACTACTCATCAATCAGCAAAAAAGATATGTCTACTATGGCAGTTATTCTTGAACAACAAGAAAAAGCTATTAGCGATATGTTGAAAGAAGGTACACAAGCTGCTGACGTAGCAGGATTTACAAAAATCCTTATGCCTTTAGTTCGTCGTGTTTACCCTAATTTGATCGCTAACGAAATCGCTGGTGTTCAACCGTTGAATGGACCAACTGGTTTCATTTATTCAATGACAAGTCGTTATACTGGTAATAGTATCAACAAAATCGCTCCAAGTAATAAAAAACAAATTCTTGTAGTTGCAGTTGCAGATGATGCAAAAGTTATTGTTGGCGGAGACGTTCTTTACAAAGAAACTGATGGTAATGTTGTAAAAGTTCTTTGGGCTGGCACAACTAAAGCTCAAGGTGATGTAATTTTTACAGACGTTCATGTTTTAGATACTTATACGAATGAAGCTACTTTTAACAAAGTACTTAAAGGTTATACTGGATCATATTCAACAGCGGATGGTGAGATTCTTGGCGACGACATGAACGAAATCGGATTTGAACTTTCTCGTAAAACTGTTGAAGCTCGTACACGTAAATTGAAAGGTAAATATACCCTTGAAATGTACCAAGATTTGAAATCTCAACATGGTATGAATGCAGATGAAGAACTTATGGGAATCATGAGTTATGAAATGCAAGCAGAGATTGACCGTGAGATCATTTCTAAAGTTAACAATACAGCACGTGTAGTAGCAGATGCTGCAATTGGTGGTTATGACGGTCGTTGGGAAATTGAACGTTACAGAATGTTGGCAATTAAACTTGCTGATGAAAGTTCAAAAATCAATCGTTTGACTCGTCGTGGTGCAGGTAACACATTGTTAGTGTCTCCTAAAGTATCAGTTGCTCTTGAAGCACTTGGTGGATTCAGTGCAGCTGCAATTCAATCAACTGTAGATGGTATGTCAACTGCAGTAGCAGGAACATTTGATGGACGTTATAAAGTTGTTGTTGATACATTCGCAGCAAGCGATTATGCAACTATCCTTTACAAAGGTCAAGATCGTCGTGATTCAGCTGTATTCTTCAGCCCATATGTACCAGCGTCATTCCAACGTGTTACATTGCAAGAATCAGGTCAACCAGCAATCATCTTGTCACAACGTTACGCTTTGGATACAACTCCATTGAACCCAGAAAATTACATCGCAACATTCGGTGTTAATTTTGCAACCGTAGCAGCAGGTAAAACATCTCCTTTAGCGTAAGCTAAAGGTTTTACCTTTTATTTAGGTCCTTGATGATTTTTTCATCGGGACCTTTTTCCATCTAAGATAGAACTTTAGATTTATGAATATTGTGTTATAATAACATAATTTTGATTAATTTAAATTGAAGATAAAAGAACTAAAATAGTTCTTTATTTTTTGATAAGGTAATGATGAGTTGGGGAACATATATTTTAATGAGGAAAGATTAAAGCATTTTATTATGTTCATAAATAAACCTTTCATTTCTTTTATAATAGGGTTTTCATTTATAATATTGTTGATAATAAATGTACTTACTTATGATTTTACAGAAAATTATTTGAATTATCTTTTATATTACTTTCTTTAAAAAATAATATATTATCTTAAATTTTATCTAACCCTAAGGCAGATGTATCATTAAATGTTACTAATGATTGTTTTATATAACTCATAATGATGCTCCTGCTAGGTAATATCTAGCTGTACCTACATTAGTTTCTGCTTGAACTAAAGTAGCTGTTGAAGATAATAGAGTAGCTGTTTTCACAGCTACGTGAGAGCTAGTTCCCGTATCTCCACCATAGAATAATGCATTAGTTCCTACATTAGCTCCTGCTAATTCATATCTAGCTGAACCTATATTGGTTTCTGCTTGAACTAAAGTAGCTGTTGGTGATAATAGAGTCGTGGTAGATATTATGTTATTGCCATATCCACCGTAGAATAAAGCATTAGTTCCCACGTTAGATCCTGATAATCCATATCTAGCTGTACCTATATTGGTTTCTGCTTGAACTAAAGTAGCTGTTGAAGATAATAGAGTAGCTGTTGGTATAGCTCCTGAAAGGGCAAATCCACCGTAGAATAAAGCATTAGTTCCTACATTAGCTCCTGATAATCCATATCTAGCTACACCTACATTTGTTTCGGCTTGCACTAATGTAGCTGTTGAAGATAATAGAGTAGCTGTGGAAACAGCTGTTGTTGAACCCCATCCAGCATAAAATAAAGCATTTGTACCTACTTTTGCTCCTGCTACTTCACGTCTAGCTGTACCTACATTTGTTTCTGCCTGAACCAAAGTAGCGGTTGGTGATAATAAAGTAGCTGTGGAAACAGCTGTTGTTGATATCCACCCACCGTAGAATAAAGCATTAGTTCCCACGTTAGATCCTGATAATCCATATCTAGCTGTACCTATATTGGTTTCTGCTTGAACTAAAGTAGCTGTTGAAGATAATAGAGTCGTGGTAGCCACAACGGTTGATATCCACCCCCCATAGAACAAAGCTTTGGTAAAAGAGGTTGTTACCTTAAATGTATAAGGTAATAATCCAGTAGCTGAACCAACTTGTGTGCTACTAGTGACTCCAACTTTACTAACACATTGATATAGTAATTTGTTGGATTTAATAGCGACAATCTCTCCTACTGGAATCTTATCTAACCCAGTTGAAGTTTCATCCTTAAACACCCATATAGGGTTTCTGGTAAATCCAGAAATTTGAGACTGAGACTGTGATGCCCCCATATTATATCCTTGTTAATTAAGTGTGTATTTAGCCCATAGAGCTGTTTGAGCCTTTCCAGCGAGTGTCAAAGCTTGTTTAATCTCTCCACCTGAAACATTAAATACTTTATTATCTGCTAATTTCCAATCAATGGTTCCTGTATCACCAATAATCATATAGGCTCTTGCCATACGATCTTGAGATACTTCATCAGCATCATAAACATGATCTTCAACTTTTACTGTTAAGTTATCTAGTTCTTTTTGACGCAAATCTTTCAATATTGATTCAACCCAAGCATCCGTTAAAAAATATCCATTAATAGGGCTATATATGTTATAAAATGTATTTTCGGGAACATTCAAAATTTCAGCACATTCTTTTGGGGTAACATCTTCATTAGATAGACCAATGTATTGACTTGCGTCTGGTTCAAATTGCCCAATTGCTATAATTTGAACATTAGTTCTTGTATCCGTATTAGACATTGGGTCAAATTTCCCAAATAGAGTTTCTGAATCTTTCGCTAGCCATGTTACGAGTTTCATTTTTAGTTTCCTTGTGTTAGTAATTTGGTTATACTTAGAGTCTCTTGAACACTTAGTGGTATGTTATTAAGGTTAATACCATTTGCTATTAAATTAGCTTTGTTCTCATCAGTATCAGGTAGCATCATTGCTGTGGCTGTATTTAACAACTGTACACGCATTTGAGGTATTCTCATAGCTTCTTCAGCGGTTGCTTGAGAAATACCTAAGGTTCTTGCCACTTGTTCTGTTTCAATTTTTTTAAGGTTTCTTAAATAAACCTCTGTTTCCATATTTATTTGGTACATTTCATCATCTGATTTACCTTCTATACGAGACTGTTCAGCAATTGATGCTAATTCCGCTTCATACTTTAACAAGAAAGCAAGTTCATCATCAAGCTTTTTATAACCATCTGTTTGCTGTTCTTGATGAGCTTCAAATTCTTCTAACTCTGCTTGAGCAAATAATCTTTCTGATTCTTTAGTAGCTTCTTGAACTTTAGCAATGTATGCTTGATGTTTTAGTTCTTGTGTAGTTTGTAATTTTTTTGCAATTTTTCTATCCTCAATAAAATTACGAACTATTCTTAATCTCTCCCAAATTGTCTCTCCATTAATAAGGTTAAGATATGCATATTGTGAATTTACTTGTGATGCCATTTTTACTCTTCTTTCATATTATATTTTAATATTTATAAACTAGATCCTGCGAGTCCATGTCTAGGTGTACTACCTATATTAGTTTCTGCTTGAACTAAAGTAGCTGTTGGCGATAATAATGTAGCAGTATTTAATTTAACACTATTAGCCCCAGCATAATATAAAGCATTTGTACCTACGTTAGCTCCTGCTGGTCCAAGTCTAGTAGAACCAACATTTGATTCAGCTTGTACCAAAGTAGCTGTTGATGATAACAGTGTTGCTGTATTTAAGTATGAACCATTATACCCACCGTAGAATAAAGCATTCGTACCAACATTAGCTCCAGCAGTATATGACCGTGCTGTGCCAACATTTGATTCCGCTTGTACCAAAGTAGCTGTTGATGATAACAGTGTTGCTGTATTAAAATATGAACCATTTGTTCCACCATAAAATAATACATTTGTACCAACATTGGCTCCACCCGTTCCAGTTCTCACTGTTCCTACAGTTGACTCAGCTTGAACCAATGAACCAGTAGGTGTCAATATTGTTGCCGTATTCTTATATCCAGAATTGTACCCAGCATAGAATAGTGCATTTGTACCAACATTTGCTCCAGATATATAACTTCTTCCTGACCCAACAGTAGACTCAGCTTGAACCAATGTCGCAGTTGGTGATAATAATGTAACTGTGTTGTAATAATAAGAATTATCTGTTCCGCCATAAAATAATGCATTTGTACCAACATTGGCTCCTGCTACGCCAAATTTTGCTGTACCTACTGAAGTTTCTGCTTGAACTAAAGTAGCCGTTGAAGATAACAATGTGGTTGTTGATACACTTGTTGGTGAACTATCTATCCCATTATGAAATAAAGCTTTGGTAAAACTAGTTGACGTTGTTGTAGTAGTTGTTGTCGTTGTTGTCGTTGTTGTCGTTGTTGTCGTTGTTGGTGGAGCAGGAATAACTCCAGTTATTAAAATTAAATTTGCACCTGAAATTGCTTGTGCTATGGTGGTATTGGTAGTGATATTAGTTGAATTAACTTTAATATACATATATCCAGTTGAGTTCACAAATACAAATCTATTATTTGCAACAAAGTTTATTCCAGTTGATGACTCATCTTTAAAAACAACAAGAGACTGTCTTTCAAAACTCATATTAATGCTCCTCCTAAGTAATGACGGCCTGATGTTCCAACATTAGTCTCTGGCTGTACTAATGTTGCGGTAGGTGATAGTAGTGTAGTAGTATTGATAAATGTTGTTGATGCATCATTACACCCAGCATAAAATAGGGCATTTGTACCAACATTAACTCCAGAATTTGACCATTTTACTGATCCAACACTTGTTTCAGCTTGTAATAAAACAGCCGTCGGTGATAACAAAGTAGTTGTATTGAGAACAGTGGGCCAGATTTGTATTCCACCATAAAATAAAGCATTCGTACCAACATTTGCTCCTGCTAGGCCAAATCTAGCTGTACCTATATTAGTAGACTGAGATACTAAGACGCCCAATGGAGATACTACAGAAGCTGTATTATAGCTTCCATAATTAGCTCCACCATAAAATAAAGCATTTGTACCTACGTTAGCTCCAGCTAATGAGTACATAGATGTTCCAAGATTTGTTTCAGCTTGAACTAATGTAGCTGTTGGTGATAGTAATGTTACGGTATCTACCCCATAATAGCTTGAATCAACGGCACCACCGTAAAATAAAGCATTTGTACCAACCTTAGCCCCAGCTGGGGTAGCCCTAGCTGTACCTACATTAGTCTCTGATTGTACTAAATTAATTGTTGGTGATAATAAAGTAGTGGTAGATACATATGTTGTAGTATATCCACCATAAAATAAAGCATTTGTACCTACGTTAGCTCCAGCTAATCCATATCTAGCTGTACCTACACTCTTTTCAGCTTGAACTAATGTAGCCGTTGCTGATAGCATGGTAGCTAAATTTAGATTTATATTATTACTACCGCCATAAAACAATGCTCCACTTATAACAAGACTAGCGATTAATACTTTACCTACTACATCACAAAATTGTGTAGTAGATGATACGTTTGTTTTATTTGTTAATAAAAAAATATCACCAGTATCTTTATTTAATATTAATGAATTAATAGGAATTACATCTATGCCGGTTGATGTACAATTTTTTACTACTACTATTGAATTTTCATACATTAATAATCCTTATGCAATTACTACAGTTTCGTTAAGAACCCTAGCATCTAAAAAGGTTATTGATGTTGCACCAGGTGTGAATGTATAACTCAAATCTTTTGTTTGAAGAACACCGTTTAGATAAACCATTGGGTCAACTAAAACTGCACCAGCATTAAATACAGTTTGTCCGTCTGTTGCTACGAATTTGTATTTAGTTGTACTTACGCCTGATAAAGCATTCATAACGAATTCTGTAGTAGCTAATTTAAGTGAACTATCCCCTTTAGTAGCTGTAGGTGCTGTTGGAATAGATGTAAAATTAGTTACACCCATTGTAGAATTTAAAACTGTAGTCATTATTTATCTCCTTATCCTAAATCTCCAAATACAGAATCTCTAGGAGCTGTATATGTTGTAGTTTCTACTTCTTGTTCTTCTTTCTGACCGTTAAAGACGGAATCTAAATTTGAAAAATCATACTCACTAGGATCTACAATTTCTGGAACCTTGTCTGATGGTTTATAATTGTATATGTTACATTTTAACATTAATACATTTTTTCCGTTATTTGATGTGAATATATTGCTCAACCCGGGAACTTCATCTTCAACACCTGTTACTTCAAATAATTTTCCTCTAGGAGTTTTTATAATATCTCCCACTGATTGAAATGCATTTTTAAAATCGGTTAAGTCATATATGTCTTTAAATGTTTCTGTGCTTACAATCAAATTAATCGTATCCGTAATCTGCATACCAAACTTGCTAAATAAATCACCAGCGTTGTCAAATGCTTCTACATTCTCTGGATACATCATAATTGAAAAAACATTATTGGGATTAGATTCTTTGTATGTATATTCTTGAAAAACAGTATTTTTGCCTTTATTGGTTATCTTGAAATAACTCAATTGGACGCCATATATATCAATTAATTCTTTAGATTGGTTTCGATGTAATATATATTCATTGGTTTTATTATTCAAGTTCCAAGCCATACTCCCTCCTTTTTGTTTTATTTATAAGATTTTAAGGTAAGTGCTGATATAATAACATAATTTAAAATAAGAAGGAAACAAAATGTTAACAGCGACATTGGATAATACAAGATTTAAACACTTTCAATTTGAAGGTAATAAAGGCGGTGTCACCTTGGGATGGATGTACAATGATGATTCATTGTTTCTGGCATGTTCAGTCTGCTCAAGCAAAGATATGTTTTCAAAAAAAGTAGGACGTGAACTTGTATTAGAACGTTTAAATGAAGAAGTAAATGAAAACACAAGCAAGTTCAGCGCTACAATTTCTTTAGAAGAAATAAAAGAATATTTGGCAAACAATATTGATTTGTCGTTTCCAACACTTACTAAGAATAAAGCCTTAGACGTTATTGAACAATTGGAATTGAAAGATCTTAACTATAATTTGTATGCTAAAATTGCAACGGACGTATTTTTCAAACAATAAATAAAAGAAAAAGATTTGTATCATTTAATGTTATTTTAAGGTAACATATGATATAATAACAACATATAAAAAGAAACATAGGAGAAACAAAATGATTTACACAATGTACTCAACAGTAAATGTAATATCATATACATCAGTAAACACATCTGATTATACCTATGCCTACTCTATTTCTGAAACGGATGCGATTGCATCGGAGACAGATATTATCTAATCTGAAAGTCATTTATGTCTTTCAGAAATGAAAGACATTGAATGAATCCTCAGTCCATTCGGACAAATTCAATCAATTATTTCATTTTAAGTACAATATAACGCGAGTTTATTGTGTTCTGAATTAGCAGTCTTTTACGAGAGTTTACTTAAAACTTCTCAAAGAATGGTCAGTTAATCAACACTAACTGGATAGGTGCACCGGCTGTAACCCGGTTTCGTAAGGACTCTTGGTTCGACTCCAAGACTGACCACCAATTGTTAAATGACACTATGGAGAAATAGGTTATCTTATATCCCTTTCAAGGATATGTTACGGGTTCGAGCCCCGTTAGTGTTACCAAAAATTTAAAATGGTCTCATCGTATAGTGGTTATTATATGTGGTTGTCAGCCATGAGATCGGGGTTCAATTCCCCGTGGGACCGGACGTTCAAGAATTAGCTTTCACGTAGCGAACGTTGTAAGTACCTTAAATGGGAAACTAATAATTCAATGTTGAAATAAGAAAATAAAGAAAAAGAATCTTTTCCTGAATATGAAAAAATTTAGGTTGTCTTAAGGGTCGTAAAAATGAAATTTAAAAATGGGGAATTAGTATATTAGGTTGATTACTCTACGCTTGCAACGTAGGAAGACGGGAGCGTAACCCGTATTCTCCACCAATAATTTAAATGATCTTGTAGCTCAGAGGCAGAGTGCTCCGTTGTCAGCGGAAGGGTCGGGATTTCAAAATTCCTCAAGATCGCCAAAACAAATAGTTCTATAGCTCAATGGCAGAGTAATCCCTTGATAAGGGATAGACGAAGGGTCAGTACCTTCTAGAACTACCAAACATGGGCAATTGGCAGAAATGGAATAATTGCACTAGTCTTGAAAACTAGCAGAGCCTAAAAAACTCTTGTCGGATCGTACCCGACATTGCCCTCCAAAAAGATAAAATGCCCGATTAGTTAAGAGGTATAATAACTGATTTGTAATCAGTTGTCGACTGTTCGATTCAGTCATTGGGCACCATATATGGTTAGGTAAAGCCAGTGGCTCTGGCAACAGGTCTGTAAAACCTGTCTTTACGGGAGTGGATCGAAACCACACCTAACCACCATTCATCCTCGATTCGTACAACGGTTAGTACATGCGACCGATAATCGCAAAATGATTGTTCGATTCAATCATCGAGGACCAAAAATTTTATATAGCTGTAGGGGCAAACGGTTTCGCCGCTGGGCTCATAACCCAGAGACAGCAGGTTCAACTCCTGCAACAGCAACCAAGGCCTAATTATAAATAATCATAAAATTAGGGATAATGATGCAATTTAAAGAACTATTTGAAGAGAGCAATACATTTATCGATGATGCATTGAAAAATGTTAATTTCAGTAATAAAAGTGCGTGGGGTATCAAGGACAAAGTTAGTTTACATCCTTGGATAGGTGATAGATATTGGTCAGGTATATATTTCACAGAAAACAAAGGAAGGGTAACTTACTTTAAGGTTAGGATTAATAACCTTCCGTTTATCCTATCTATATATATTACAGATAATATGGAAGTGTTGGTAAGATTATACACCGAAAACAACAACTCACTTGATGTAAAAGAATCAAAATCATATAAAATTCCTGAATGGAATGAGTACGTATCAACGTTCAGAAAAGGTTTGATTATTAATGCTTTGGATAAGAAAGCATATACATCAATTAAAAAAGTAGAAAATTTAAGGAATAATGTTAAGGACAGTACTTATGTATCAGGGGTGTATGGAAAAGTCATCTTTGACAATGGAACTTCTACTGAATTGGAAGTGTTTGCAAAAGGTAATTTTGATGGAGTTATAGCAAATGCGCTAATAAATGATATTGATAATAAATTCAAAGCATTTAAAGACGCTAAAGAAAAATTTTCAGAAGTGTTTTCTAAAGAATTATCTTCTACGGAAATTATACGTGAACTTAAAAAATTGAAACCTATTAGTTCTGATGCATCATCAAGTTCAATTCCATCATCACCATATGTATCAGGTACACGTACATATATAACAACTAAATTTAACCTTAAAAAGCTAATAACTAAATATGGTGAAGATGATGTAATGTATGCAGTAAAACTAGTTTTCGGCGATAATAAGACAAGTTTTAAGCTAGATAAAGACATATTAATCGTATCAAGTACAAGAGATAAATGGTACGATTGATTTAGAAATTCTTTTTGAATATACCAACTTTAAGTTGGATTATATTCTTAATATTTGTACATAAAAAGTAATTAAAAAACAAAAGGAGCATATGATGGAAACAGACATATCTGATATACGAAACATTTTATATGCTCGTATAGCTTAATGGTAGAGCGCCCCGCTTATAACGGCGTAACCCCAGTTCAACTCTGGGTACGAGCACCAAAAGTTTTAATAATGACATTTTAGAATATTATTATTAAAACTTTGAAGTCATTGCAGTGATGAAACTATCATATCTTCTGCAAGGCTTATGTGCTTGGAATGAGGCTATAACGTTCAACGTTCACATTCCTATGTTGCACAAGATGAAGTTTTATATGGGTGTGTAACCGGTAATTGGTAGCCGCGCGGTCTGTAAAACCGTTCTTTCTGACTGTTGGTTCAAGTCCAACCATACCCACCATTTGATATGTTGCTTGTAGTTATAATAGTAAAATAGGAGAGCACATTGGACACTCCAGATACAGTGCAATTCCGTCTAGCAACAAACCTTTAATTAATTTTTATGAAGGGCAATATTTTCTTAAATGAAAAGTCTTTCACAAAAGTTAATAAATTTAATCCAACTTTAAGGTATATTGTGTTATAATACATATACATAAAAAGAAAAAGTAATTTTTCAAACAATAAATAAAATAAAAATAAGGAGCACGTAAATGTATAACGTAAACAACAACATCGTTAATATCAACGCAGCAAATCGTAATAACGTGCTCCGCAATAATCTACTAAATTTAGCTGGGTTGGGGCAATGCCAACAATGGTTAAATAATTCTTCTTTACAGAACACTTCAATCTAAGTTTTCTTTAAAGGGGAATTTGATTCCCC